TAGGCCTGATCCGCGGCGAAGGGCGAAAGTCACGCTACGACGACACGACGGATATTTCCAACGGCCTGAAAACCATGGCCAAGGAATTCGGCACCCCTGTTGTCGCGCTTGCACAGCTCAACAGACAGGTCGAGGGCCGGGAAGATAAGCGCGCCACGCTTGCTGACCTCCGGGACTCGGGAGCTATCGAGCAGGACGCCGATTGCGTAATCTTCCCGTTCCGCGAGGCCTATTACCTGAACAAGCAGAAAGACCTCACAGCGGACGACATCACGCGTCTGGGCCAGGTCGAGAACATCATGGAAATCGCCGTCGCCAAGCAGCGCAACGGCCCTGAAGGGCGGCTCGAGGCGTATTGCCTGCCGGGCTGCAATGTCGTGCGCGATCTCGAGAGGGCGTATTGATGCGACGCGAAGTGTTGGACGCCATGCTTGCCGCCGGCTGCACCGCTGAGCAGATCGTAGCGGCTGTGGCCGCTGAGGCAGAGGCCGAGGAAGCCGCGCGTGAAGCCAAGAAGGAACTGAAGCGTCAGAAGACTGCCGCGCGCGTTCGCGCCTATCGTCAACGTAACGCCTGTAACGCGTTACATGATGTTACAGAGCGTAACGACGCGTTACAAAAGAAAGACCCCCCACACCCCCCAAAAGAAAATACCAAAAGACCCCCTACGGGGGTCCAAAAGGTAGCCGCTCACTCGGAAGAATTCGAACGCTTCCGCCAAGCCTACCCGAAACGCGACGGCGGGCACGGGTGGTCGAAAGCCATCGAGAGTTTCGAAGCGCACCGCAAGGCCGGCGTTGACCCCGAGGACATGATCCGCGGCGCCGAAAGCTATGCCGCAGACCGGAAACGCGCCGGCAAGGCAGGAACCGAATTCGTCATGCAGGCCGTGACGTTCCTCCGCGGCAAGCACTGGCCGGAATGGCTCGAGAAGGCTGCGCCGCGACCGCCAGCAAACGGCTGGCCGCTGTCGATCGACGAGCCGACTGCTCGAGCAACTTTCCTCCGCGGGACTTGGCCGGACGCCTTCGGACCTAAACCCGGAGTGCCCGGCTGCAAGATCCCCGAGTCCGTACAGCGTGAATGGCTGGCTTCAAAAGCCGCATGATCTATCCGCTCTATAGCGGGAAAGGGAGAGTGATATGGCCTTCCGAAAACCCCAAGGGAAAGAGGAATAACCGAATGGCGAGGGCTGAGACATGAAACCTTTCACGAAGAACGATTTTGGCTGGGTCGCCGTGTACACGAAGCCGCGCTGTGAAGTTGCGGCCGATGTCGAGATACGCCAGCAGCTCGCGCTCTGGACGTTCTATCCGTCGCAGAGATACCGCAGGCGTCGGCGCCAGCCCGGCACACACATCACCCGCGTGTTCAACGACGATGTGCCGATCCTTTCCCGGTACATCTTCGTGCGCCTGATCGACGACGGCGACATCATGGCCGTGAACGATCTCCGCAACGTGGTGTGCATAGTGAAGCAACCGGGAACGGAGCGCCCGCTTAGCATCCCGCCGCGCATCATGGACAAAATGATGAAGGAAGACGATGCGCGTCCGCTGATCGATCTGGTCAAGGGCGATAAGTACGAAGAGGGCCAGAAGATCGTCTTCAATGAGCGTCACCCGATGGCCGGCCTGATGGGCCAGGTGAGCAAACACATGGGCAAGGAAATCTGGGCTTGGTTTGAAATATTCGGAGGCAAGAGAGAGATCCGTGTGAGCCCCGCGCACGTGCAGGCGGCATAGGAGGGAACCATGACAGTTGTCGCGAGCGCCTACGCGCGCAAGGAGAATGACTTATACCAGACCGAGCCGTGGGCGACGGAAGCCCTACTGCGGCACTTCCCCGTTTCCGGCTTGACGGTATGGGAGCCCGCGGCGGGCAACCACCTTATTGCGGATGTTTTGCGAGAGCAGGGCGCATCTGTCGTCACCAGCGATATCGCTACCTACGATCGTCAACACGATGCGGACGTAGACTTTCTGGCACCTCGTTTCGCCTACAAGAACCCGAAGCATGATGCGATCATAACCAACCCGCCGTATGGGAAGGGTAACCGAGACGCAGTGAAATTCTGCGAGTTCGCATTGCAGCGCTGTCCAGGCCTGGTGGCGATGCTCCTGACAGCCAAGTTCGACTTTGGTAAGACGCGACTTCACCTCACACGAGATAACCCGCGCTTCGCCGCGAAGATTGCTCTCGTCGACCGCATCCAATGGTTCCCTGGCGACACGTCCGGCACCGAAGACCACGCGTGGTATGTCTGGACCGCCGGGCCGAATGCCGGCGCGCGGCTATTATACGAGGGAAAGAGGCCGGCGGTTCATTTGCGAGCCGCCTGAGTCAATACGTCGCATTTCAATGTATCGGCAAATCGCTTATTAATGTACTGTCGCTCGTCATATGTGTGCGATTGCCGTTATGTAAGTGCGGTAGGTGAGACAGGCCCCGGCCGTCGCCGGACACTCCCAGTCAGCCCGGGCAATAGCCCTACAGCGCGAGCCTCCCGGCGGCGCTGTCTTTAGCATGAGCACACAGGCGGAACGGCACAGCTTTCAACACCACAACGGCCATATACTGAGCCATTATTTAAAGAGCTGCCGTTCCTCCTGTTTGCTTTTGAGATGAGTGCAGTGGTGGCCAATTCCCGCGGGTGAGCAGACCCGCGCCCTGCTCGGATAAGCCCCGCAAACCGGGGTGAATGGATTGGCTTCCCCTGCGCTTAGGTGCAGGTGGTGAACCTGAAGGAGGCTCCTTCGGCTCGGCGTGCTTGATGGGGTCTGCGCTCTTCCTTCGCCGGGTGACGCAGGCCCCAAAGTTTCCGTTCCCTGCGCTTAGAGCGCAACAAGATCGAGTGCGGTAGGGCTGGAGGCAAAATCAGAGGCTACGGCGCTCAGCGAGCCACTTGGGTCAGATACCATGCGACCACGCTGGCCCGCACTCGACACCCCAAAGAGATGAGAGCGGGTATGGCAAAGCGATTTCTGCTCGTAGGCGATTCCCGAAAAGGCGATGATCGACCGCTGAAGCTTGGCTCGGCTTATGCCACGGGGCAGTTCGCCGCTGATCTTCGGGAGGCGCGCCGTGTCGTAGCGACCTGGCCGGCGTCGATGCGCCATACACCCGCGCACGTCCGCGAGCGCTAACCCCATTACCATAGAGAGAGTAGACCATGATCCCGGTATTTCTCGCCGCGCTTATGGCGCTTGGCACAATGAACGCTCCCTCTGTCAAGGCAAAGCATGGATTCAAACCCTGCGATGCAAAGACAGGGTGCGTGCATCCGGCGTTTAAGTGAGGGGTGATGGCCGCTCCTGAAGGAAACTCGTTCTGGAAGATGCGCAGCTCACACGGTCGCAAGCCCAAGTTCGAGAGCGCGGAAGTCCTCTGGGATGCATGCTGCGAATATTTCGAGTGGGTTGAGAAGAACCCTCTGAAGGAATCCCAAGCCTTTGCCTACCAAGGCAACATCAAGGATCACGAAGTATCCAAGATGCGCGCGATGACAAATGCCGGCCTGTGCATCTTCCTCGATATCGAGACATCAACCTGGGCCGAATATCGCAAGCGCGAAGGCTTTTCGGAAGTCACAACGCGCGTGGACGAAATCATTCGTACTCAAAAGTTCGAAGGCGCCGCCGCTGGGCTGCTTCAGCCCAACATAATTGCTCGGGATCTTGGCCTTGCAGACAAGCAAGAACACACCGGCAAAGACGGCGGTCCTATCCAAACCGAAGAGGTGAGCGCGCGTGACATTCTCGCTCGTCGAATCTCTGGCCTCGCTTCCAGAACAGGATCGCCAGAGCCTGATAGCGAGCCTTACTGAAGCGCAAGCTGAAGAGCTTCTATGGGATTGGCGGGCATGGGCGCGCCCCAATCAGCTACCGCCCGATGGTGGTTGGTTGACGTGGCTGCTTCTTGCCGGCCGTGGTTTTGGGAAGACCAGGTGCGGCTCCGAGTGGGTACGCATGATCGCCTGCGGGAATACTCCGCTCGCTGCTGGAAGTCATAAGCGCATTGCCCTGGTTGCTGAGACGGCCGCCGACGCGCGAGATGTTCTGGTCGAGGGCGATAGTGGCATACTGTCCGTGCACCCGCCTGACTTCAGGCCGAACTACGAGCCATCGAAGCGCAGGCTGACATGGCCGAACGGTGCGGTTGCTACACTTTACAATGCGGTTGAGCCGGATCAGTTGCGCGGACCGCAGCATGATGCGGCTTGGTGTGACGAGCTGGCCAAATGGCGCTACGCCCGAGAGACGTGGGACATGCTTCAGTTCGGGCTTCGCCTTGGCGACGATCCGAGGCAGGTGGTCACGACAACGCCGCGCCCGATACCGCTGCTGAAAGAAATTCTGGCCAACCCGACGACGGTGGTCACCAAGGGCTCAACCCTGGACAACAAGGCCAACTTGGCCGCCGCATTTCTCCGGCAGATCACGGCGAAGTACGAGGGTACAAGGCTCGGCCGGCAGGAATTGTCTGCCGAGATTCTTGATGACGCACCCGACGCGCTCTGGACGCGCGCCGGGCTTGATCGCTATCGGATCACGCTCGCGCAGTTGCCGCCGTTGGCCCGCATTGTGGTTGCGATTGATCCGGCCGCGAAGACAAATGAGGTTCAGGAGTTTGGCGCCGCTACCGGTATAGTGGTGGCTGCTTTAGGGCAAGATGGGCGCGGGTATATCCTGGATGACTCGACATGTCGGGAAAGCCCGCATGGATGGGCTCGCCGCGCTCTTGCCTGCCGTGATCGCTACGACGCCGATCTGATTGTAGGCGAAGTGAACAACGGCGGGGAGATGGTGGAAGCCGTCATTCGCTCCGCTGATCCGATGGTCGCGTTCAAGGCCGTCACAGCCTCTCGCGGAAAATGGGTAAGAGCCGAGCCTATCGCCGCGCTTTATGAGCAGGGCCGCATTTCGCATGTTGGCACATTCGCTGAGCTTGAAGACGAGATGGTGATGTTCGGCCCCAATGGATTGATCGGGGATACGTCGCCTGACCGCGCTGACGCTCTGGTCTGGGCGCTTACAGAACTGTTTCCGCGCATTATCCGCGCCGACGAGCTTGAAAAAGACGACGACGACTGGACTGCGGACTACACGCGCAACAATCACACGGGGTACTGATGAAGACCGATTCTGCCCCGTCACATAAGCAGGTGCTAGACCGGCTGTTTGAGATCGTTCAATCCGAGAACGCGGCTGAGCTTCTGACGGACGACGAGCTTTCCAAGGTCGCGCGCACGGTCATCGAAGGCTGCAAGATCGATGAGTCCTCGCGTGAGAAATGGACCAAGGCCGCGAAGAACTCAATGGATCTCGCGCTTCAGGTCAAGGAAGCGAAGAACTATCCGTTCCAGGGCGCATCGAACGTCAAATGGCCGCTGATTACGGTCGCAGCTCTTCAGTTCAATGCCCGTGCTTATCCAGCAATCTGCGAAGGCGACAAGATCGTCAAGTCCAAGGTCATTGGTAAAGACGATGGCGTTCCCGAGATTGATCCGGCGACAGGCCAGCCGGCGGTCAATCCTGAGACACAAGAGCCCATCTGGAAGGTCCCGCCGGGCGTCAAGGCTGAGAAGGGCGAGCGCATCTCCGAACACATGAGCTGGCAGCTTAAAAAGGAGATGAAGGAATGGGAAGAGGACACGGACACGCTCCTGATCCAGCTTCCTATCGTGGGAACAGCATTCCGCAAGGTGTATTGGGACGCCACGCTGGAACGCAACGTCTCGGAACTGGTTCCGGGCATCGATCTGATCGTCAACCAGGCGACGAGAAGCCTTGATGACGCGCCGCGTGTCACGCATCGCTTCTATCGTGATCCGAACGCCTGTGAAGAACGCATGCGATCCGGTGTATGGCTTGAGGTTGATCTTGGCCGCCCATCGTCCGCTGATGGCGACGAGATGGCGCCGCATGAATTCATTGAGCAGCATTGCTGGCTCGATCTGGACGAGGACGGATACAGAGAGCCCTACATTGTCACGGTGCATTGCGAGACCGAGAAGGTTGTCCGCATCGTCGCCAATTTCGAAGCCGAGGACATCAAGCAGAGCGAGAAGGGTGACAGGATCATCCGCATCGCCAAGCGGGATTACTTCGTCAAGTTCGGCTTCATCCGCGACCCGAAGGGCGGGTTCTACGACATTGGTTTTGGCCAGCTTCTGGAATCTCTTGGTGCCGCGATCGACACCACGATCAATCAGATGCTGGACGCTGGCCATCTTCAGAACGCGGGCGGCGGGTTTATCGGATCTGGCGTCAGGCTGAAGAAGTCTCAGCTCCGGTTCTCGCCCGGCGTTTATCACACCGTTGATGCCGCTGGATCGGTTCTGAAGGATGCCATTTACAACATGGAGCACCCGGGCCCGAGCGCGGTCCTGTTCTCGCTGCTTGGCATGCTGATCGATGCCGGCAAGGACATTACGGCGACGAAGGACATTCTCACGGGGCAGACCTCTGAGAACCAGACGGCGACGACGACGCTGGCCCTGATCGAACAAGGGACCAAGGTATTCACGGCGATCTTCAAGCGCATCTATCTGAGTCTGGAGAAGGAATTCGGGCTGCTTTACAAGCTGAACGCCCGCCATCTTCCGGAAGAAGCGTATTTCAATCTGCTGGATACGCCGAAAGCCGTGGCCCGCAAGGATTATGAAGAGGGCACATACGACATCTGCCCGGTTGCCGATCCGAAGACGGTGACGGACATGCAGCGCATGGCGCGGGCCGAGGCGATGCTGAACACGCTTCAGATGAATCCGGGCGGGGCGCAGGAAATCCTCAGGCGTTACTACACGGCCATCGGCGCGTCGGATATCGACAAGCTGCTGCCTCCGCAGCAAGGCCCCGACCCGATGACGCTGGCTGCGGCTGAGGCCGAGATCGAGGACAAGAAAGCCTCTGCATTCGAGAAGCAGACCAAGGGCCAGAAGAACCTTGCCGACATTGAGGGTGAGGCCATTGAACGGGAAGTCCGTGCGGTTGAAGCCCTTGAGGCTCCCGAGAAGGACGCGCTGGACCGTGGCGAACGTGCTGAAGAGCGTGATCTGAAAGCCAAGAGCAAAGCCGCGTGAGCAAGACAGATCCAGCCATTGCCGACGCTGTGTTTAGAAGGGGAGAGAAGATGGACGACGCGGTCCGCAAAGAGCGGGAAGAAGCCTTCGAGGCATGGCGTACGCATCCGATCACAAAACAGGTGATGGAAGCAATCGGCGGCCTTGCCGAGCAATGCAAGACCAAATGGCTGAACGAGTCGTGGTCTGCGGGCCGGGCTGATCCCGTCATGCTGGCTGATCTTCGCGCCCGCCATGAAGTCGTGACTGATCTGGTCAATCTGACATTCGAGGAATTGGAGATAGCCCTTGAACAACCCGAGCGGGATTAACCCAACCGAGTATCGCGTTCTTGTCCGCCCCGAAAGCGCTGAAACAGTCAGCAAGGGCGGCATTATCATTCCTGACACGACGAAGGATCGCGAACAGTACGCGGTCACGAAGGGAACGCTGATCGCGGTTTCGCCCGTGGCGTTCTCATACGCCGAATGGCCCGAAGAGGCATTGCTGCCGAAGATTGGCGACATGGTTCTTTACGAGAAGTACGCCGGCAACCTTGTGAAGGGCCGGGATGGCGTCGATTACCGCGTCATCAACGACAAGGACATACACGCGGTTCTGGACTGAAGGATGTGGGGTGAATGGCAGAACGTACACCATCGCCCCCGGTCTATTACGGTGGGCCTCCGCTCTCCGCCGCCGTCTCACCTCAGGCTGAGGGCTGGCGCGCTAGACTGTCGGAATCGATCGGCAATGCAGGACGCGCGGCCGACCAGACGCTGAGCTATTACCTCGGCCCGCACGCTACTGGCGCAGTTCGCAAACTGAGCGATGCGGTTCAGTTCCTCTCACCCGCCTCAGACATGATAGACGCGCGGGACAATTATCAGGGCGCAATCGAGTCCGCGAGGTCGGGCGATGTTCCTGGCGCTGTTGCACAGACGGGATACGGCCTTCTGTCGAACATTGGCCTGTCGGAAGTCTCAAAGCCGGTGGCGGCTATGGCCTCTGCTGTGTCTAACCGAGATGTTCTGGCAAAGCTGGCCGAGAGAAAAGCCGCTTCAGCGCGCGCTCCCCTTACGGATAATTACAGGAAACCTCTCGATACCTACGCCCCGAGCGTATGGCGTGAAATGGCTCCTGATGAAGCGTTGGCAGAGTTCCCGGGTAGCAGTGTCTCAGTGTCTCATGGCCCCGGCGGCCCGCCTGAGCGGTTCTATGCAGACACTCCGGATCTTGCTCTCGGGCAGGGAATGAATCGGGGCGTCAGGATCGAATACGACCCGGCAATGCTTGAAGGCGTTGTCAACACGGCAAAGCCGACGTGGCAGCAGTCGTGGCAATCGGGAATGGCTGAGTACAAGGCGACACCGAAAGCGGGCGCCGATCTAAGGCGGGGTGTCCGCAGTATCCAGATCGAGAAAGACGCCATCCCCCGTGGCGCCGATGGCGTGCTCCTGCGGCGTCAGATAGAGGCCCTGAAGAACGCGGGATGGGAAGTCAGCGAGACAAAGGGGCGCTTCGAACTAAAGCGGCCTAGCACCAAATAAGGGCTTCGTCTTCCGGCCAGATAACCAGCGGGTCGAACACGGACATAGCGGTTGTCGGGCACCACGACATGGTTCTGGCTAGCTCGCCCCAAGTCCCGGCCTTGGCCATCTGGGCGTAGTTTTCGAACGAAAGAATGAGCATTTCCGCCTCCGTTGAGGCGATCAGAATCCCACACCGGGAGTCTGCACGCAAGTAGCAACCCAAGGAAATCTGAGCAATGACAGAGCAGGCTTTAAGCGAAGCCGCTGAGGGCTCTCCTGCGCCTGAAGCGGAAGCGGCGGACGCCGAACAGGACGTAACGCTTGATGAAGGCGGTACTGACGCGGGCGGTTCCTCCGAACAGGACGAAGAGTCCGCACTAGAGGCAGAAGCCCGTGAGATGGGCTGGGTGCCGGAATCGGAATGGAAGGGCGACAAGAAGCCCCGCAAGTTCGTTTCCGCCAAGGAATTCATCGAACGCGGCGAAACCATCCTCCCGATCGCGCTGAAGCGTGCGCGTGAGGCTGAAGCCAAGCTTGATGCCCTGAAGAAGGAAACAGAAGACCGCTTCGCCAAGATGGAGCGGATGAACGAGATCGCGCGCAAGAAAGAGCGCGACAAGATCATCGCATCATACGAGGCCCGCATGGAGCAGGCCGTCGAGATGGGCGATACGGCCGCCTTCAAGGCCGCGAAGAAAGAGCAGAAGGAAGCTCTGGAAGAGTTCGAAGAGACTGTTGCCGAGCCCGAAAAGACGCAGGACGGGGCTCTGAAGCCCGCGGATCTCGCGGCTCTGATCGAATGGAAGGGTGAGAACACCTGGTTCCAGAAGGACAAGAAGCTGACGATCCTGATGGACGCGGAATTCGCGGAAGTTTCGGATGAAATGCCGGGCGCGACATTCGCACAGAAGCTCGCTGAAGCCCGCAATCGCGTGGCGGCTGTCTATCCCGAGAAGTTTGGCGAGAAGGCTCCCAGTAAGCGCGCTGGCGCTGTTGAGAGCGGTTCCCGAATGGCCGGTGGCGGCGGGAAGAGTCGGTTGGCGGACAAGCTGCCCGACGAGGCCAAGAAGGCCGCCGACAAGTACATCTCGGAGGGCCTGTTCAAGGACCGCGAGGAATACGCCAAATCCTATTTCGAGAATGAGGAAGCCTGAACATGAGCGAGCAATTCAACCCCGCCGGTAACGGCAAGAAGACCCTTTCGCTTCCCTCCGAGACTCCGCAGGCGCAGCCCGCCCGCGTTGAAGCCGAGAAGAAGCAGCGCCGCAGACGCTCCGACACGAGCGAACTGCGCAATCTGAAATTACACGTCCCGAAGGATTATCTTGATCCCAAGTTCTCCTATCGGTTCGTGAACGATTCCCCCGGCCGCATACAGCAGATGACGCAGTATGACGACTGGGAGATCGTCCAGCAGTCGGATGAGAACGTGCCCACAAGGCGGCATGCCGGCAAGGACGGATCGGGGCAGGCCCGCACGGCCATTCTGCTCCGCAAGCCCAAGGAATTCTTCGAGGAAGACAAAGCCCGCAAGAAGGCCGCAATCGACGAGCGCGAAGAAGGTTTGCGCCGTGGTGTTACCGGAGATCCGGGCGGACTGAGCGGGCCGAATGCGTACGTGCCCGGCGGATCGAACACGATCACGCGAGGGCGCTAACCCTCACTCTAAAATCTGGAGGCCATCATGGCCAACGTTGACTCGCCGTTCGGGCTCAAGCCCGTGCGGCATAAGAGCGGCGCACCCTATAACGGGGCCTATAATTGCTATTACGTCAAAGGCGATTACGGCACGGCCCTGTTCATCGGTGACCCCGTTGTGAAAGTGGCGGCTGGTTCCAACACCGCCGTCATGAAAGACCCCGGTGCTGGCGAGTTTGCCATCGGCACCCTCCCGCAGGTCGAAAAGACTGTCGTGGGCGATGTGGACGGCATCACCAAGATGATCACGGGTGTGATCGTCGGCTTTGCCCCCGATCCCGACAACCTGACCCTGAAGCACAATCCGGCCAGCAACGAACGTATTGCTTACGTTTGCGATGATCCGGACGTGATCTTCGAGATCCAGGCTGACGGCGCCGTTCCGGCGGCTTCGATGGGCCTGAACGCGGTTCTGATTGCCACGCATTCCGGCAGCACGACCACGGGCCTGTCCGGCATTGAGCTGGACACCACGTCCGACGCCCCGGCGGCGGATGCCTCGAACCAGCTTCTGATCCTTCGTGCTGCGAACCGTGCCGATAACGACACGACCCTCCCGCACGCCAAGGTCGAAGTTCTCATCAACTGCCACACGCAGGCTCCGGGCTCGACCGCTGCCGGCGACGGCACTCTCGGCGTCTAAGGAGGATTGACCGATGGCTATTATATCCACTGGCAATCATCCTAAGGCCCTTTGGCCTGGCGTTGCCGCATGGTGGGGGCTCTCCTACAAGAAGCACCCGATGGAATGGTCCCAGATCTTCGACGAGAAGACCTCGGACAAGGCGTATGAGGAAGATGTCGAGGCCACCGGCTTCGGTCTTGCTCCGGTGAAGGCGGAAGGTTCCGCCGTCTCCTACACTTCGCACACGCAGGGCGCGACGACCCGCTACACCAACGTAGCGTATGCGCTCGGCTTCATCGTGACGAAGGAAGAGATGGACGATAATCAGTACGAGAAGCTCGCCAAGAGCCGTACTGAGAGCCTCGCCTTCTCGATGCGCACCACGAAGGAGATCGTTCACGCGAACATCTTCAATCGTGCGTTCACCGCGGCTTATGCCGGCGGCGACGGCCAGGAGATGGTTTCTGCCGCTCACCCCGTCATCGGCGGCACGCAGTCGAACTATCTCGCCACTCCTGCCGATCTGTCGGAAGCGTCTCTTGAAGACCTTCTGATCATGATCAACACGGCGAAGAACTCGACCGGCCTTCAGATCGCTCTGACGGGCCAGAAGCTCATTGTCCCGCCGCAGTTGGCGTTTGAAGCGGAGCGTATTGTCGCTTCGACTCTGCGTCCGGCCACGGCTGACAATGACGTGAACGCGCTGAAGTCGATGGGCATGCTTCCGGGCGGCGTAGTGGTCAACCACTACCTGACCGACCCTGACGCGTGGTTTGTCAAGACGGACGCTCCGAATGGCCTGACGCACTACAAGCGCAAGGCGATCGAGTTCACGAAGGACAACGACTTCGACACCGAGAACGCGAAGGCGAAAGCCTATGAGCGTTACAGCGCCGGCTGGACTGACTGGCGTTCGGTGTACGGCTCGGAAGGCGCTGCCTAAGAGCCTAACTCATGACGGCGGGGGTTCGCTCCCGTCGTCTTTTCTCTCCTGAACATTCCCAGCCCGGCAGACCGATCAGGCGGACGTTGCACAGACGGCCGGGCGATCCCTTGTGCAAGAAGGACCGATATTCATGGCACGGACCACATTCAACGGACCCGTCAAATCCGAAAACGGCTTTGAGCTGGGCGATACCGCTCTCGCTTCCAATTACGTCGTTGTTCCCGATGCGGCGACTTACACGCTGCTCGCTGCGAACACCGGCAAGGTTCACATCATGCCGAACCTCACGGCGGATTGCACCATCACGATGCCCGCCGAGAAGGCTGGCCTGTCCTTCGAATTCATCTATGGCGGCGTTGCCGCGGATGCGCAGGACTGGATCTTCGATACGGGCTCGAACACCAACTACTATCTTGGCGGCCTCGTTCATCTTGACACCGACGCGAACTCGGCCGGCGATGAAGCTGTTCCGGTTTATCCGGACGGCAACTCGAACTCGAAGCTGACCGTCAACGTCCCGGAAGCGGGCACGTCGGTCAAGTTCATCTGCAACGGTACGCTTTGGTACGTCAACGGTCAGGCCGTTGCGGCCACGGCCCCGGCGTTCGCCGATCAGTAACCCCGAGTTCAGGCCCGGATCGCAGGCGTCCACGTCCGCTCTCCCTCTGCGTGGGTAGTCCTCCGCTGGTTCGGGCTTGATGCTTCCCTAATCGCTGGAGCCATACATGGCCAACACCATCACAAAGACGACGCTTCTTGATGGAGCGCGCAATCTCGTCCAGCTCATCAACATTGTTGGCGATGGGTCGGGCGAGGAAGCGAACACGGTTCTCGTGGACCGCTCGGCGTTCGCGCCGACAGACGGAACATCGCTGTCTGTCGATCGCATCCACGGGCTTCTGAGTGGCTTTACCGCCACGCTGAGCTTCGATGCGACGGCTGACCTGATCTTCTGCCGGCTCCCGGATGGCGATCTGATCGATCATGACTGGACATGCTTCGGCGGAGTGTCCTCGGGGAAAGCAGGCGCTGGCGCTAACGGAGATATCCTGATCTCCACATCGAGCCTTGGCAGCGGCGACTCCGCGACGTTCATCCTTGAGATGCGCAAGTCCTGATGCCGTGGTATGATCCTCGGGATAAGTACAAGCCCGGCGCATATTACCAGATTGATGACCGGACCGGAAAGAAGGTCCACTCGACCGACACGCATCGGGAATGGACCGGCCTTCAGGTCGAAGACCCCGATCCGCGTCATCCTCAGGAATTTGTCAGGGGCAAGCGGGACTATCAGGCCCCGCCGAATCCATCTCCTGAAAACACCGATACCTTCATCTCCATTGGCGATGTGACGCCAGACGATCTGTGAGGCCACATGGCTAACGCTCTATTCCCAAAATGGAAAGAGGCTCTGATTGGCGCGGCAGCCAACAGCGATCTGACTGGGTCGGGCACTACCGGACTTTACTGCGCGCTGATCGATACGGGCGTTTATACGTACAACGCCGCGCATGAGTTCTATTCCGACCTCTCCGGGATCGTGGATGATGATGTCGAGATCGAGAATGTCACCTATACGAACGGCACGGTTGACGGCGACAACATCACGTTCACGGCCGTCACGGGGAACACCGTGGAGGCGCTCGTGCTGTACCGTAAGAATGCAGGCGCCAACACCACATGGCGGTTGGTTGCCTATATTGACACGTCTGTAACCGGCCTGCCTGTCACACCCAATGGCGGCTCAATTTCGATCTCCTGGAACGCTAGCGGGATATTCACGCTCTAATGGCGGCTCTCCTCAACCGCGCCCGCATGACGACAGCGACGACGGGAACGGGAACGGTCACGCTTGGTTCTGCGGTTACGGGATATGCTTCGTTCGCAGAAGCAGGCGCCGTCAACGCCACGGTCTATTCCTACTGCATCGAAGACGGCGATGATTTTGAGATCGGGGTAGGGACGTATACCAGTTCTGGAACGACCTTCTCGCGCGATACGGTCACGCTGTCGAAGATTTCTGGAACATCGGGAACATCGAAGATCAACCTGTCGGGAACGGCAGAGATATTCATTACGGCCCGTGAAGAAGATTTGCGTGTCATTAGTGTCGCCACCACTATTAGTGTGCCGACCGACTATTCCACGCTAAACGCGGCCTTCACGTACCTCGACACCTATCGTCTTACGGCGAAGGTGACTATTCAAATAGAAGCCGGGACACAAGCCCATACCGCCTTGGTGGAGGTCAGGCACCCAGATGCCAAAAACATCGAAATTATCGGTGTGTCCTCTGATGTCACGGTTTCTAGCGTTGGTTCTGCGACCGGCTCTGCATGGGCATGGGATGTTCCCTTTACCCTCGCTGACGCAACCGGCGTTTCTGTCGGCCATTTTCTGCGCATTGCGGCTCTGACGGTCACGACAGACGACGATGGCCCGAACATCGAAGGAACATGGGAAATTACCGATGTTACGGGCAGTGTGGCGACAGTCCGCATTCCGAGCGGGTCATCGTCATTCCCGGCCATTTCGGACACAAACTTTGCGGCAAAGGTTCTGAAGTCGATCCTTACCTGGGATAGTACGGCCACGAGCGGTGTGTTGATATGCGGGACGGTTCTTGGAAAATCTGAGCTGGTGGTTTTCGATGGTGGATATGATGTCTCGACTGGAGAGGGGTCTGACAGTGGTGGAGCGGGCGTTGCCGCAACTGGATGGAACCACCCGGTTCTGGGCGACAGCGACGACTATGAATCATCTCATGGTGGCGGCACATTCTATGAATGTGCGTTTGTCAGGTGGCAATACAACGGAATCGTAGCTCATGGGGCTGCGCAGATCGATGCCTCAACGTCCCACGCCTGCTCAAACGGCTGGAGAGGGATGCAGTCCGGCGGCGCAGCTTCCTCTGTCTACGCGAAAAGCTCGGTTGCTTCCTGCAACCGAAAGAGCGGTCATGAATTTGAGGCGAGCGGCGCGCTCAATATTAACAATTCAATTGCGTGCGGGAACGGAGAAGGTGGCGTGTCCGGCATTGGTGGCGGCGATGCAGTCGGCACTGGGATGCGCATTTCCCGCAACACCGGCCCCGGCATTGATCTGCGTTATGGCTCGCAGGGAACCTTCAACTCCAGCGTCATCCGCGATAACACGACTTATGCGGTGTACGCGCGCGGGGCGACTAGCTACGCACGCATAGACAGCATTACGACAAGCGGTAATTCTACGGCCGCGCTAAGGGCGGAGGACGGCGCCGTAATTCACGCAGCCACCTCTGCCCCGACTGTTGGCGAGGCGACAGCCTACAGCACTCTTTCTACGCGCCCAGGTATTTTCATCATATCTGGTGTCAACGGCGTCATCACGAATGGTCTATTTTGCAACTCTGTTCTCGGTTCCAACGCGGGTTGGCAGCTATCGTCAACCTCGGCTGGCGAGATGGTGTTTGCGACGAGACCAGACGGGTCGTCCAGTACCACTAACAGACTTATCATCGGGAACACTGACACGCGGCCCAACACAGACGTTACGCACGCGCTAGGCCGAAGCACTTCGCGCTTCAATGGCGTGTGGACTAACGGCCTTCTGCTTGTGGACGGCGTTACCGCCCCATCAACTGTCTCTGGCCATGCGCAGATTTACGTTGACACGGCTGACGGTGATCTAAAGGTGAAATTCGGAGACGGGACGGTCAAGACCATCGTCGTGGACACCTGATCCCTTCGGCCAGCCGTGAGCCTTGCGGTCGAACCCCAGAAAATAAGCGATAACCTTCTCGGCAATTGCCGGCCAACTGTTCCGGATGGCCATTTCTCGCGATGCGTTGACATCAATGGACTTCAAAACGGCATCCCAAGGGATAGCGTTTTCATATTCGATGTGACGCACCGTTGAGATGCGGTCTTTCGGAATGTAGCCCGTTGGCGAAACAACAAGGGCGCCAGCAGTTGCCGCTTCGATCACGCTCAATCCGACGCTCTCGCGGTGCGTAGGCAGGAAAATGTGAGCGCGAGAATATTCTTCGCAGGCGCGCGGGTAGGGGACGCCTTGGCGGTTGTATGGGCGAACCGAAAAATTCTCTGGGTCGATGTCGATAATGTCGCTGTCTACGAATTGGCGAATCCGCACATCGGTAAATCGCGAGCGCCATTTGCCGCTCCTGACGAGTTCGCGAACATTCAGCAAAACATGAAGGGTTAGATCAGCAGAATTTGCGACGAATGTCGGGTGATCGACCAATATTGTAAGGGTTCTTTCATCCTGCATGGGGCGGCATAGTTCTGGGTCGGCCGCCCAGCCAAGGTGATGAGCGAACCTCTGGTGACGCTCATGCCGATCATTTGGGCTCCCGAGCGGGTGATAGTGCCCGTCGTCGCGAACGGTGAAAGTGCAGTCCGCTGGCGTGCCGTCCAAAAGAGATCCGTCGTGAAGCTGGGCGAGGCACCCGTCGCCGAGCCTGGACCTTAGCGTGATGCCCGCTTCTGGCGGAAGAGTGGAAAAATAGCGAAGGCCCAGCGCGAGAACATGGTTTACGCCGTCCAACGGCAGGGAACGATAGTGTTCAATGATTTCGGCAGGACCGATTTTGTTCGGGCGAAGCAACGGCGACCTGACGATCTCGACGCCACACCGCTGAAGCTCTCGCGGCAAATAGAAGGCCCATACGCCGCTGAACGACAGAATATCCCTCGGATTTTGAGGAAACCGGTCAGAGATCAGCATTACGCGCATGGCACGGACGCTACCCGCCCTCTGAATCTCCCGTCAAGAGCGGGGCCAAAACACCTGCCGGGAGAGTAGAAAATGCTCGGCTTCGACGCCCTTGCCAAACTGCCCCTTGCGTCTCTGCCGCAGGATCAGGGCCAAACCCTTCAGCCTGATCTCTATGTAGACGCTGATACCTTTTATTCCGCGACGGTCGTTCCTGGGGCTGTCACGCTATCCCCGGCGCTCTACAGCGACCCGGACACGTTCTACGGGCCGACGATCACTCAGGTGGTCTTCCCCGACCTGTTTACCGATGGCGACACGTTCTTCTCGCCTCAGGTAAACCAGACGATATTCCCCGCGCTCTTTACCGACGCGGATGTGTTTTACAGCCCGACCGTTGTTCCGGGCACCGTTACGCTTCTCCCCGATCTGTTTACGGACGGGGACACATTCTACAGCCCGACGCTGACGATCTCGATCAGCCCGCCGGTGTTTGTCGATCAGGACATCTTCTTCCCGCCGTTCGTCGGATTGGGAACGCCGCCGGAAGCCTTTCCGGACAATATCTGCATGGTCTCTGGCTTCAAGATGCCCCCCGGCAAACTGGCACGGCAATGGAACGGCATCTGGGCGCGTCATGACGACTTCGACTACAGGCATCCTCAGGAGCTTGTAAGGCCGATCAGGGACCGTATGGGCGTTCCCATCCCCCGACCCGAGGCGGAAGACACCTTTATCTCTGCCGGCGACGTGACGGCCGCTGATCTCTAAATTCTGGAGCATGTGAATGAGCACGTCCGGTGTAGATACCTACGCCTTCACGGCGCGCAACTGCATCACCTTTGCCTTGAGGAAACTCGGCATCGTGGCGCAAACCGCGACTCCGACAGCGACACAGGCACAGAACGCGCTTGTCGATCTCAATCTCATGCTCAAGGCATGGATGAAATACGAGAACCTGTGGCGGCTGGAGCAGGAAAGCGTCACTCCCATTGCCAATACCGCATCCTACACACTCACAAGCCAGAAGCCCCATCGGGTGATCTCCGCCAGATGGCGCAACACCTCGGGCACCGATCAGCCGATGACGCTGATGACGCGGGAGGAATATTTCGATCTTCCGGTCAAGACAGCGACCGGGCTCCCCACGATGTATTACGTCGATTATCAGCGTTCCGTCCCGGTTCTCTACATCTGGCCGGTGCCGTCCAGTGTCACCACGGAGACGATCCAGCTTACATCCACGCGCCGCTTCGAGGATGTGACCTCGCTTGATGAAGACATCGACATCCGGCAGGAGCATTTCGAGGGCGTTGCCTACAACCTCGCCAAGCGCCTTGGGATCGATGCGGGCAGGGTCGGGACCGAACGTTACAGCGCGGTCGTGGAATTCGCTGAGAAGTGGCGTGAGGAATTCCTTGACGAAGACCGCGAGGACGAAATCCGCTTTGTTGTGGGTTATGATTAATGGGAACGATCGTTCCTATCGACCTCGGCGTTCAATCGGCGCCGGGACGCTTCGGGCCTGATTCCGGAGCGCGGCTCATCAACTGTTACGCGGAAAAGGCGGACGAGAAATCGCGTCTGCTCTATCCGATCTATCCTTTTGAAGGCTTTGAGCAGTTCGCCGTATTGACCGGCGGAGAGCATATGCGGGGAGCCATTTCGCTCGGGACATATGGCTACGTCGTTTCCGGCCCGCTTGTGTTCAAGGTGGATCTTGGCGGACAGGTCACGATCATCGGCAACTTCCCTGGCTCCGGTCAGGTGTTCATGGCGCGGAACCGCAAGGCCACGCCGCAGATAGCGCTTTGCTCCGAAGGCCAGCGGTACATCATCGAAAGCGATGTGCTGACGAGCATCGCGGATAACGATCTGGGAGCGGCAATTTCGGTCTGCTATCAGGGCGGGCGCTTTGTCTGGGGTCTTCCCGATGGGCGGTATCAATGGTCAGCGATTGATGAAGGCACGACCTACGACGCGCTGGATTTCGCAACGGCGGAAGCGCGAGGCGACGGGCTTCAGGCGGTCTATTCCCGAGGCTCTGAAGTCATCCTGTTCGGCACGGAAAGCATCGAGTTTCACGCGGTAACGACGGACGCGGATGCGCCGTATGCTCCCGTGGCGGGAGCTACGCTTCACGGCATGGGGCTGATGTGCAGGCATTCGGTGCGGGATTTGAACGATGTCCCGATCTGCGTCACTTCAGACGGCACGGTTCGCATCTTCAACGGCTATTCGCCTGAGAGGATTTCCACGCATGACGTGGAGCGCGCCATCGACAGCATCGCGGACAAGGATTCGATTGTAGCCACAGCCTACCCCTCGCTCGGCAACCAGTTCTATCAGATTTCCTGCCCGGAATGGACGTGGAGTTACAACGCACTCACCCAGACATGGACAGAACGCAAATCCTATGAACTCGACCGCTGGCGGGGCGAGCATTACCTGAAGCTCGGAGAAAACCGCGTCATCGGGGATTACGCGACCGGAAAACTCTATCGCATGGACCCCGATCTGTACGACGAGGCAGGCGCGCATCTTGTCATGACGCTCCGCACGCCGCCGACGCACAAATACCCGAATCCGATAGGCGTTGACCGGCTGTTTGTCGATGTCATTCCCGGCGTCGGGCTGAATTCATCGGATAGCGCCCTGAGCGACCCCGAGGTGATGTTGAGAACCTCGATCGACTCCGGCAAGTCATGGTCGAACCAAATGTCCGCGCCGGTGGGGGCGCAAGGAGCATTCAAAACCCGCGTCGTCTTCGAAGGGCTGGGCCAGTCGGAAGAGGACGGCATGATCTTCGAGGTGAGCATGTCGGCGGCTGTTGCGCGAGGAATTACCGGCATGGCGGCTGACGTGGAAGTTCTGGAAGCCTGACATGGCCGATGACAAGATTCCGCAAGCGCAGGCACCGGTTCTCGATGCCAACGGCAAGTTCACCATGGCCTGGTTCCGGTTTCTGGCGTCTCTCGACAGCATCAGAAAGGCAATTTCGGATGGTGTAGGCGCGGCGCTTCTGAAGGCGCAAAATCTGGCCGATGTAGCGGATGCCGCTACGGCCTTCGGAAACATCAAGCAGAGTGCGAGCGGAGCGACGACGGGGGTTGTAAAACAGACCCAGCCAGACTTCATCTCGGTCTTCGTCCCGAAGGTTGTCAACGGCGATATCGTTCTCTCTCAGAAGCTGCCCTACGGAGTTACGATCACTTCCAGCGTGACGGATTGCGGTTCTGGAACATGCTCGGTCCGCCTCAAACTTGACGGATCGAATGTCGGTTCGACGGCAAACAGCGTGTCAACGTCGGAGCAGGAACAAACGCATTCGACCGCCAATACGGGCTCATCTGGACAGACATTGGTTGCGACAGTTTCGAGCAATTCATCGTGCCTGAATATGGCGCTGCAAGTGAATCTGACGTGGAATCTGGCGGCCTAAATGCCGACCCATATCTATATCGGCGGCGGGGTGAGCGAGCTGACGTTTGTTGCGAGCGCGGCGGCGGTTTCACAGTTTGTGCCGAAGCCGACAGGGATTCAGGAGGGCGATCTTCTTGCGGTATTTGAATGGATGAGCCCTGTGACCACGCCGGTAGTGCCATCCGGCTTCGCGTCTATAGAAGACACGGGCGTATTTTCCATCAATGTTCACAGCATGCTGAAAGTCGTGGACGCGTCCGATGTGGCCAATTCGATAGAAGGGACAAACGCCACCGTGGATCGCAAGCTGTCTTTTCTATTCCGCCCGAACGACGCCATAGAAACGGTTTCGGTGGCTGATAAATCTGAACAAGCCGTGTCTTCAGGGGCGGTCTCCGATCAGGCGGTTCTTGCCGCTTCCCGATCGACTCCAGTACTGGTGTTCGGTGCTGCCGGGCAGGTCGCGGCATCGCCTCCCGTAGCCGTGTCGTCAAGTCCGCCGTTCGATCTCGTCGAGGTAGTTGCGGGGCAGCTCGCCGCCGGCTTCAAGCTTTACAATTCAGCACCCGCAGACCACGCCAACAGCGCGGTGCATTTTGGCGGCGTTCAATACGTCTTCCAATCCTTCTCCATCTCCGTCTCCTGACAGGACGTAAGCACATGGGATTCTTCTCAAGCCTCCTCGGCAAGGACCAGGCGAAGGCCGCAAAACGCGCCGCCGGTATTGTCAGCAAGGCAGAAACCGAGAACAAGGCAAGGGCTATCGAGACGGAAGGGCTTGGCCTTGCCGATCTCGACTCCGCTCTTGGCTCGGCTCTCGGTGAATATGAAGCTGGGCAGGCGGGCGCTACAGAAGCGCTCCAGCCTTATGCCGATACGGGGGCGCAATCTCTCTCCGTCCAGGCCGATCTCATGGGGCTCAACGGCCCGGAGGCGCAGGCTGCGGCTCAGTCGCGCTTTCAAGCCGATCCCGGCTATCAGTTCCGGCTCTCGCAGGGCGTCGGCGCTCTCGATCAATCGGCAACGGCGCGCGGTGGGCTGTACTCGGGCGCGGCCATGAAAGCCCTGACGAAATACGGGCAGGACATGGGCTCGCAGGAATACGGAAACTATTACAACAAGCTGAGCGACCTGTCGGGGCGCGGTCAGGATGCGGCGACGAACATCTCGTCCACGCTGTCCAATTTCGCGAACCAGAAGGCGAGCGCATTGCTGGGTGCGGGGCAGAACAAGGCGACATATCGCGCCAACATGCTTCCGCAGATCACTGGCGCTAATACGGGAGCGGCGACGGCCACGGCAACCGGCCTGAAACAGGCTGCTGATGCGAAGGCGGCGGGCGCTGGCAACCTTCTCAGCGGCATAACGGGCATCGGCAAAATGCTTTCGGGGTGGGCGTAATGGCAGCTTATAACGGATGGATGGGGGACTACAATGTCCCCAACATTGCCCCGCAGCTTTCGCAGCTTGCCGAGGCGTCGGATACCGTTCGCACGAACATGCAGAACCGCGCCGTTGGCGAAGCGGCGGCGACGGGCAAGCTTTCGGATGCGGCGAACGTCGCGTTCAAGCAGGGCAACGTAAAGACGGGACTTGCGATCAAGGATTTGGACGATGATCGCCGCATGAAGGTCGGCAAGATCATTGGACAAGCCGCGCTGAACGCCGACACGCCCGAGAAGTGGGCGCAGCTTCAGGCGTCGGTCGCAAAACGGTTCCCCGGCGAAGAACTGGAGCCGTTTGAAGAGCGCGAAGGCCTCGTTTCAATGTACCGCGATTATTACAAGGAGCGGGACGACGCCCGGGCTGATGCCGCCGCTGCGCGCGCGGAACGTAATGCCGGGATGAAGGCACCTTCGATCACCGAACTCTATGATGAACAGACCGGCCAGCCATACAAGGCCGTCTTCAATCCGCAGACGGGCGGCTTCGATCGCGTAGGGGGCATCAAGGCACCCTCTGGAACGCAGCTTTCTGTCGGGCCGAACGGCGAGGTGCAGTTCGTGCAGGGCAGCGGGATGAAGCCTCTGACGGAAGGGCAGTCAAAGGACACGGTTTTCGTGACCCGCGCGGCTGGCGCTCTCCCTAAGATCGACGAACTCGGCGATGAGCTGACCAGCGCGCCGCAAAACATGGCGAGCGGTCTGCCGTTCGGCAACTACGCCAAGACGGCCAAATTCCAGCAGGCAGAACAGGCGGGCAAGGAATTCCTCCAAGCTATCCTCCGCAAGGATACCGGGGCCGCCATTACAGCAGAAGAAACGGCGGAATACGGTTCCGTGTATCTCCCGCGCCCCGGCGATAGCCCCGAGGTTCTGGCTCAGAAACAGGAAAGCCGCCGCCGCGCCGTCAAGGCGATCGAGATTGGCCTTCCGCCGCAAGCCATCCTTCAGATGGAAAAGAACGGTGTGAAGCTGCCCGGCAGTGAAACGCAGGGGCGCAAAACCAAATCCGGCGTTTCCTACACGGTGGAGCCCTGATGCCCACACTCAACATCAACGGCAAGCGCGTGAAGGTGGACGACAGCTTTCTGTCGCTTTCACCTGAGGAGCAGGACGCCACGGTTGACGAGATTGCCGCTTCGATCGGTGCCCCCGCTGAGGCCGCGCCAGCCGCTGAAGAGGCCGCCGGGCTGTCGCCTGACAATCCGCTCGTTCAGGCCAATGCTGGCTTTAACGAAGGACTTGTTTCGGTACTGGGCGCGCCCGTCGATCTTGTGAACAAGGGCCTTGGCCTGATCTCTGGCGGCGCGCTTGAAAGCGAACGACCGTTCCTCGGCTCGGAAATGATTGGCGACACGCTTGGGGCTGTGATCGGTGAAGCCCCGGCGCCGAGCGAAGAGGGTATCAATCCCGCGCTCCGCCGCATAGGGCAGGAGGTCGGCGCGACGGTTGTCCCCGGAGGCGCTGTTCTGAAAGCCGGGGCGATGGGGGCTAAATCCACGCTCCCGGTCGTGGGGGACATTTTGAAGGGCGCAAGAGCGGCCCCAGGCACGTTTGCCGCCACTGAGGCCGGCAGCGCGCTCGCGAGCGGTACAGGCGCGGCGGTTGCCAATGAAGTCGCGCCGGATAGCCCGCTAGCGGAATTCACCGGCCAGGTCGTCGGCGCGGGGCTTCCTGGGGTTATTGCTGGCGCTACCCGCGCGATGGTGCCCGGCCGGGCGAATATCGCGGATACAGTCAAGACATTTGAAAGCGCTGGCTCCACGCCATCCCTAGGCCAGGCGACGGGATCGCGGCTTATTCAGGCTCTGGAGACGGGAACAGGCTCACTGCCCGGCGGCGCGGGCGTCATGGCCAAGTTCTCGGGCCGCCAGCAGCAAGAGATCGGCAAGAGGGTCAACCTTCTGGCCGCTCGCCTTGCGGAGAATTCCTCGCCCGCCAAGGCCGGCAAGGCGATCAAGAAGGGCCTTGTCGGTTCAGATGGCTTCATGGAGCGCTTCCGCAGGGATTCCGCGCGGATGTTCGATCAGATCGGGCTTGATGGCCAGCCTGTCGCGACCAACAACACGGCCCAGGTTCTCGCGAACATGACGGCCGCCGTTCCAGGGGCCGAACAGATCGGTGAAGCATTGCTCTCTCCGGGCGTCAGGAGAATCGCTGACGCCTTTCTCGCGGATGCGGTGGAGAGCGGCGGGGCCATGCCCTACGACGCCCTGAAGCGCCTCCGTACTCGCCTAGGCGAGATGGCATTTAGCCCTGACATGCTGACGGACACGAACCGTGGCGCGCTCAAGACGATCTACAAGGCGCTGACGAGCGATATGGAGGCTGCGGCGAAAGCGGCTGGCCCCGATACCGCCCGCGCCTTCCAGCGCGCCAATACCTTCTACAAGGAAAAGGCCGACATTATCGACGACTATCTCGATAGCGTGTCGAAGAAGGCCGCGCCCGAAGACGTGTTCAAATGGGCGATGCAGGGCCGGGACGGGGCCTCGCGCATCGGCGCGGTCCGCAACAGCCTGAAGCCGCCGGAATGGCGCATCGCCGTCTCGGCCTTCATGAAGCGTCTCGGCCACGCCAAAAGCAGTTCGCAGGATGATTTGGGCGACGTGTTCTCGACCGAAACCTTCCTGACCAACTGGAACAATCTCGACACATCCGCGAAGGACGCGCTGTTCCGTGGCGTCGATGAGTTCAAATCGCTCCGCAAGGATCTGGATACGGTCGCGGCGGCCACTTCGAGAATCCGGGAAGGCTCCACGGTCTTGCAGAACCCGAGCGGAACAGCGCCTCGTATTCTCAATGTTGGCGGTTCGCTGGCGAGCATGGGCGGCGGCGTTGCTCTCGCGTCAGGAGGGGCTTTCCCCGTTCTGAGTGCCGCGCTTCTTGCCGGCCCGGGGCTTAATAACGCCGTGGCGCGCATGCTGACGCACCCGAAGGTGGTCAGCTGGTTCGCGCGCTCGACCAAGATGAATGAGCTTCACATTCCGTCGCTGTTGGTTCGCTTGGAACAGATTGCCAAGGAAGAGCCGGAAATGAAGGAGCCAATTCGGCAGTACGTCGAAACCCTTAAGTCCGGCTTTGTTGACGCGCCGCCGTCAGAAGAGCCGCGCGAATAACCAGACACCAATCTCGCTGGCTGCTCCGATGATCAGAATAGGGATCAGGATCAGCGCGCCAATACCGAGATAGCCGATCAAGGGCAGCATCGGTTCCGGCTCGTATGGCGGCGGCCCGTACTTCGGCAGATCAAACTTCATCTGAGAACCCTCTCTAGGCCGCACCTTCCGCGAGTCTAGCCCCTCGATTCCTCGCAAATCAAGCCGCCCCCGGGCGGTTTTCGCATTGGAGCCTTAAATGGCATTTCTGGCATTCGATACGGGCCGCCCGTTCTTCGACAACAACGGCAATCTGCTCGTCGGCGGCAAGCTCCGTATCTACGACGCGACCACGACCAGCTATAAAACCGTCTATCAGGACGCGGCTGAGACGACGCCCCTTGCGAACAATGCCGGGACGCAGATCACGTTCGACTCGTCCGGCAGGCTGGAGCAGCCGGTTTATGTGGGCTCCGGGGCATGGAAGTTCACGCTGGAAACGGCGGCTGGCGTTGTTTTCGTCACGCAGGACAACATCCCCGGCGAAACTGTCCTGACGACCAGCACATTCGCCCGGCCCAACATGCCGGTCCTGTCGAAGTCTCTGTCCTACACCGTGCTTCAGGATGACATCGGATCGATGATCCAGGCTGATCCTACCGGCGGCGATGTGACGATCACGCTGATTTCGGCAGTGACGGCCGGAAACGGCGCGCAGATCGGCGTGCAGCATGTCGGAACGGCAGGAAAGGTCATTGTCGCGGTTCCCGGCGGCGAAACGGTCAACGGGGCCTCGACGGTTACGATCCGTGTTCCACGAGCCGGCGCTATATTCACATCGAATGCAGGCGTCTGGTCCGGGCCTGTCACGAGCGCGCCCTTCGCCACTCTTTCCAAGACCACGACCTACACCGTTGGCGTCGTCGATCACGGGAAGACGATCCTGGCCGACGCTACGGGGGGTGCATTTACGATCACGCTCCCGGCCGCTTCGGACGCTGGAGACGGCTTCGAAATTACCATTATCAAGACGGATGCTTCGGCTAATGCCGTGACCGTTGACGGAGACGGCTCGGAAACAATCAACGGCGCAGCCAATCACGCGCTGAGCCTTCGGTGGCAATCGGCAACGCTGCGCTGCGATGGATCGAATTGGCAGATCAAGGAGCGGTTCATTACCGATCTTCCTAATTCGGAGCTCGCCTCAATGGCGCAGAACCGGATCAAGGGCAGGGCGTCATCCGGCTCCGGAGATCCTGAAGACCTGACGCCGGCCAACGCGCGAACCGTGATAGCGTCGGACCAGACCCCTACCGGGAAAGTGTTGAATGACGCCGGCAGCTTTGTCTACGGAACAGTCGTGCAGAGGGTATACGCCAGCACGGCATCCGTAATCACTGTGGATTCGACCTTCCCATTGGATAATACCATCCCGCAGAGTAACGAAGGCGTCGAAGTGCTTACAGCTTCGATCACACCGAAGGTGTCGAGCCATCGAGTGCGAGTGCGCTTCTCCGGATTCGGAACTAGGCAAAACAACGGTGTGTTGGCCGCGGCTCTTTTTCGCGACAACGGGGCCGATGCAATACAAGTCAATGCTGTAAACGTGCTGGGCAGCAGCGCTGAAGCGTTCGTCACGCTCGATTTCGAGCACTCGCCTGCGACAACGTCGTCAACGACATACAAGATCCGCCTAAGCAGCTCGGCCAACTTTTACCTCAACGGCAACAACAGCGGCACCCGTCTTTACGGTGGTGCGGCTTCGGCTGTTCTGATTCTTGAAGAGATCGCGGCGTAACCGCCTGACTCACTAATTCCAAACACATCGGAGACGTGAATGACCAACGTCTGGCCAACTCAGGCCGGGGCGCGCAAGTTCTATGGCGCTCCCGGAACGAACCAAGTCATCCTCCAGCTTCCCTATCGCATGACCTATGACGGCAAGCCCGTCACGCGCATGATGATCAATGCGAAGTGCGCGAAGAGCGCCGAGCGGGCTCTTACCCAGATCGCCAAGGAATACAACGAAGCCGACCGGCTGAAGCTCGGCCTGTCCATCTTCGGCGGCTGCTACAACAACCGCCTGATGAGGGGCTCTAAGAGCCGGGTATCAATGCATGCGTTCGCTTGCGCAATAGATTTTGATCCGGCGCGGAACCAGCTCAAATGGGGGCGGGATAGAGCGCGGTTAGCGCAGGCCGATTGTGAGCCATTCTGGAGGGCCTGGGAGGAAGAAGGATGGACCTCGTTAGGCCGAAAGTATAACTACGACTGGATGCATGTGGAGGCCACTAGCGGGCGTTAAAGGTGCCTCCAGCTTCTGCCGCGCTTGATATCGCTAACCGTGACATACGACACGCCGTACTGGCTCGCGATTTCCGCATGTTTTCTTGGATCTGCTTTGATGGCTCTCGCGTCCTGTTCGGACAGCTTGTGCATGCCGTGCTGATCGCCTCGGTCCTGCCGAGCCTTGGAAACCTTATCGTCCATATTTGACCGCTGATCGCCAAGGAACAGATGGTCGGGGTTCACGCAGATCGGGTTGTCGCATCGATGCAAGACATGCTGCGCAGGCGTGATTGCCGCGCAGTAAATCTCCCATGAAAGGCGATGGGCACGAACGGCGCGGATGCCAGCAGGCCGCATCGTGAAGCACCCATAACCGCCTCGCTTGAGCGAGAACCTATTGCCCATCCAAATCCAGCAGCCGGTGTTCGGCTCGGGGATGAAGCGCTCCTCAAAAGCTTTGAGAATTGCCGGGAAATGGGAGTGTTTTTGCATGCCTAAGGATATCTCATTTCGTACGGGAAGTGAATCGCTGTGAAGCCCCATCGCGTCATCGGCATGATGCTGATCGGCCTGTCGGCTTTCTGCTTCGCCAAAGCAATACATCTCACCATCACTGGAGGCTGACATGATCGCTGTAATCAATGCGCTTCAAGCCGGGCCGTGGGTTCCGTCCATGGTCCTCGGACTTGGCGTGGCCTTTGTCGTTTGGCGTATCAACGCCCGATGGGCCAAGGAAGCCGCGGAAACGGATATCCGTGCCAAGGAACACGAGCTGACAAAGATCAGCACATCGAACGCCGTGACAACCATCGAACATAAGGGCCGCTGATATGCACGGCCTTGGTGACGCCATCGGCGGCATGGTCGCGACACTCCTAGTCGTCGCCGCATTCTGTATACCCTTCGTCGTGGTGATCGCAATCGGCGCGCTGCTGTCGATTTTCATTACATTTCCTTTCTGGTGGGCGGCGGCTTCGGCCGGCGCTGCTGGCCTTGTGGCTGCGCTGATCGCTTCTCGCAGCCTTTGACCCGCCGCGCGGCCGGGCTTGCCGCGTATTCACAACATGGAGAATGACATGAACTTCGGCTCTATCCTGCCGGTGGTGCGCCACCTTGCGCAGTTTGCTTCCGGCTATCTCGTATCGTCCGGTCTGATTACGGCTTCGCTTCAGGAGACGCTCATCGGCGTGGCTGTCGGCATTGCCTCGCTCGTCTGGTGGTTCGTCACCAAGAAGGACCCGGCGGCCGTCTGATGCTCGCGTGGCTGAAGCTCGTTCCTCTTGTCTCTTCGCTCGTGAAGGCGTGGCGGGAAACCGTCGCGTTCTTTACGGCGCGTGAGAACAAACAGGCCGGGCGAAACGAAGTCGTCCTGGAGGTCAAGGAGAACAGCGATGCAGCTACTGAAGCGGCTGACGCTGCAAGTGCTGATCTGCGCGAGCGTATCGCTGCTGGCGGCTTGCGCGACGACGATGGCTATCGACGCCCTTGAGCGACGCGTCGTCTGCAAGCTGTGGAATCCCACGTATTGGCGGGATGCATGGCCGGACGATGCGATCGAGCAGGCGAAGGACAATAACACCCGGCGGGATTCTGTTTGCGCGTCGCTGGAAAAGAAGGCGAACGTGAAATGACGGAACCACGCGCGATGTCAGAAGCGGATGTCGAGGCTGTTGCTGAGAGAGTGAATCAAAAGCTCTTCGAAACCCTCGGCTTCGACATCTCTTCGACAAAGGGTCGGTTGGAAGCGCAGGGCGCCTTCCGCCACCTGATGTTCTGGTACAAATATTCCGGCCTTTTCCTGAAGGTCGGCTTTACCGGCATTGCCGGTCTTGCGGCGACATGGGTTTGGATGAAACTCACGGGATCGCCGCAATGAGAGCATTCCCCGGACTGCTCATCCCGCTCTTCCTCCCCGCCGCTGCACTTCTCCCGCTTCCTGAACCCGCCACCCGCCAAGCCGACCCAGCCGTTCGTATCGAGACGGCTAAATCGATCGGCTCCGGTACGCACATAGGCCACGGTCGCATTCTGACCGCGGCCCATGTCATCCGGCCGGGTGGAATTATCGAGGTGCAGGATCAGGAAGGAGAGGTCTATGAAGCCTCCATCTCCTTCATGGACGAGAAGAACGATATCGCGGTTCTTCAGATCGAATCCTCCCCGAATATCCAGACCGTCAACATCGCCTGCCGGAAGCCTCTCTACGGAGAAGGTATCAACACGGTCGGAAACCCCATGGGCGATGAATTCATCGGCTCGTGGGGGCGGGTCTCGAACAAGCTCAAGAAGTTCAAACGGGACATGGAAATCTTCTCCATGGACATGACCACGATCCCCGGAATGTCGGGAGGAGGGGTTATCGACTGGAAGGGTAAGATCATCGGGGTCGTGTCGATGGTGATGATTCAACCTTTGTACGGAACGCCGTTACATGTAGGCTACGCGGTTCCATCTTCAACATTCTGCCCCTTGCTTAAAGACGCGGGGGTGATGTGAATGGCGCCTCACCCCATACCGGACGCTGTTCTCCAGAACACGGTCGAGGTGTATCTGGCGAATGACCGGAATCAGGTCCGCACAGCCGTTGTCCTGAATTGCTCTCGGGCAAAGGTTCAGGATCATATCCGCCAAGCCATGGGCCGGGGATTGATCCAGAACGAGCCGGAGCCGTTGATCGAAGTCATTGCACCTCAGAAACCCCGCTTCCGGGTCAAGGCGGTCACGCACGAAACCCCTCCCGAGGGTCCAATCTATCGTGTCGTAGCTATTGGCGACCTTCACGATGCTCCCAAAATTCCCAAAGAACGCCTCAATTGGATCGGACAATACGTACGTGAGACGAAGCCGGATCGCGTTGCCCAGATAGGCGACTGGGGCACGTTTGACAGCGTATCGCAGCACGACGCTGTAGGCTCTTTGAAATGGATGGAAAAGCCGTCTTTCACGCAGGATCTTGAAAGCTTAAATGAAAGTCACGCGGCCTATGCTGAAGGCAAGGGCGATTACGATTGCCCCCACGACGTTACGTTCGGCAACCACGAACATCGCGTAAATCGCGCGGCTGACGCTGACCCCAAGCGCTTTGGTGACGCCACTCTTCGCATGGAAGAGGTTTTCGCCCGCTACAGGTGGAAGACTCACCCCTATGGGGATTACGTCTTCATCGGCGGCGTCGGCTTCACCCATGTTCCGTTCAACGGGATGGGTAAGGATTATCGCGGAAAGCGCCCCGAGAACATGATCGGCAACGACGCGATGTTCTCGATCGTCTTCGGGCATACGCACAAGCGCGGGTTCTGGACCTTCCCGAAAATCGGCCCTCAGAAGCGCATCGACATCTGCAATCTCGGCTCTGCCATGAGCCACGGCCATGTCGAGGAATACGCCAGAATGTCCACAACAGGCTGGACCTGGGGCATCTACGACCTGACCATACAGGGCGGTCTCATCACGTCCGACAAGTTCATCTCCATGCTCGAATTGAAGGAGCGCTTCGCATGATCCCGGAGGGCATTGGTGAACGCGATCACAAGCGTGTCGGCATCTGCATGCCAGAACCAGGGAAGGTGATTTTCCGCGATCCTGACGGCAAGGAAACGGAGCTATCCGTCTTCGATCTGATTGATATTGGAGCGCGCCTCCCGGATCAGATCAGATGGATGGTGCAGGAAGAACATCGCAAGGCGAAGCGGGATGAGCGGTGAAATCGTCTCCTTCCGCGGCGCCTCGGTTCCTCAGTCTTCCCCCGACCCTGATCCGGAAGTTGTGGACTACCTCAAATCGCTTCTCGAGATGGCGGAGACCGGAGACCTTCAGGGGCTTGCCGGGATCAGCACTCATCTCGGAGAGCGGTTCTCTGTCCACAGGGTAGGGGCGTGTGTCAGCTCTTCGGTCGTCGGAGAACTGGAACTGTTGAAACTCCGGATCGCGGTTGAAACCTTTGGAGATGAAGACGACGACTAGCCGATCTTCCCGCTGGTATCGAACATCTTGATCGGGGTCACCTTTTGATGAAAGCGGATGGTGACCGTCATCTGTCCGCACTTCTTGCATCTGAGCCGGTGGTTGAGCGTGTAGGCAGACACCTCGAAGTCAAAGCCGAGCTTTTCGCCAAGCTTCTGAAGATCCATCCTTTCATGCCAGCCGCATTCGATGGTGCAATAGGCACCGATCCGGTGGCCTTGGTCTATAAGCTGGCGGATGGTGTAGAAGGGCATCAGCGCTTCTTCTTCGGCAGTTCCGCGTGGCCTCTTATGTCGATGAACCGGGTCTCTACCTCCCGGCATTCCCTTGGCCCCAAGGATTTCATCACGCTCTGGACAAGCTCGGCATCGGCTTGGCGGATGAACTCGTTCACGATGGCATTCAGGTCTAGGCGCATCGCCATGATCTAGTGCGCGAAGAGGCTCCAGACAAACATCGCCAGCCCATAGCCAAAGCTCCCGAGGATGAACACCACGAGTATCGGGTGAAGCCATGAATGGGGAGGGCGGTGGTAGGTCAAACGCCTGTTCTCTCGTAGACGTGGAAGACCAAACCGAGCTGAGGCATGTGCACCGTATCGATAAATTCGCGAGATACGCCCATGCCGGTCACAATTTCATGCCCGGTTCCGAAGACCTCGAAATACCGCCTCACTGGCACTTTCTCGGGGTCCACCTCGGCCCAGACGCAGATCTCGTCGCCCTGCGCCGCTGCGCTCCGAATGATCGCCCCGTCAGGCATATCCACGACGAGGCGATTGGCGTCGAGCCTATATTTGTAGATCGTCCGGTCCATCCTACCCTCCCACCTTCTGTGACTGCGCCTCGTTCAATGCTGCGTCAATCATTGCGCGATGTGAGCAGGAGTAGATCCGCCCATCACCCAGCACCACTATCGCTGTGAACTCTTCCGAGCGCGGAAGGCGCGAAAGACGATCCTTGGTGTCAGCCGCGACCGCCTCCAAAGCGGCAATGAGCATGCCGTCACTCGGTTCCCGCATTGCTTCGATAGCCGCGCGGGCATAGGGCCGATCCGAATACCAAAACGGCTCTCCACCCTTGTCGGGGTTGGGCGCATCCGGGTTATGCCCGGCGGTCGCGCAAAGCGCCTTCGCAACTTTCTCGATCATCGTCTCCATAGGTCTTCTCCTGGTTAGTGGCCGAACAGCGTTTGAAGCGTGCCAGCAAGGACCAGCCCGAAAACAACGGCGCGGAATATCCACATCAGGGCGGTGGCGACGTTGTTCGAAGGCGAGCGGTCGGGGATCACGATTCCGCCTCCGCTTTCGCAATTGCGGCGTCGATGTCGCGAACCCAGTCTTCGTCCGAACCCTCGGCTTCACTGCACCGGAAGTTCTTCAGGCTGAGAATGTCCTCTCGGGCGCTCTTGAGAGCCGCCAGCATAGCAGCGAGTGTTTCCTCCAGCGCGACAATGTAGGCCGTCACTTCAGGCGGGTCTGGCTCTAATGCAATGTTGCCCCAGCGCTCATATTCGCGTCGCGCTTTAGCTAGATCGCCCATCTCGCGTCCTCCATCGGTGCAAAATCCGTGGAGTTGAACTGCGGGAAGGGCTCCCATATAATGCCTTCAAGCACTTAGAAGGCATAGGGAAATCCCTTCACACGGGAGGGGTCACTGGTTCAATCCCAGTATCGCCCACCATCCAACTCCTTGAAATATAACATAATCCTCTACTCGTGTGAATCCCGGCGCCGAAGCGAACTGGCGAACATCGGCGGAACATGGCACGCCGATCGGTGGAAAATCCGTGGAATTTTCCGGTCGATGTTCTACAATCGTTCTTATGGCTGAGATCGATTTGGGGCACGGCCGCGTCGCCTTGTTGGATGATGCAGACCTGCCGCTGGTGAATAAGTGGAAATGGCACGCGCAGGTGGGCAAGCACACCGCATACGCGCGGCGCAACACGAACCGAGACGGCAAATCCGTTTCGATCTTTTTGCATCGCGTGATCACGGCAGCGCCGGCTCACCTCTGCGTCGACCATATCGACGGCGACGGCCTCAATAATCGGCGTTCCAACCTCCGCCTTGTCGATCGTGCCGAGAACCTGTGGAATCGCCGTTCTACGGCGGCCGGAGTCTGTGCGCGCGGCGCCAAGTGGCGAGCGCTGCTTGACCATCGGGGCACTCGCTATGAGCTTGGTGCCTACGATACTCGGGAGGCAGCGGAATTGGCTCGCCGGTTTTGCCTCGCCCGGCTGCGAGGCGAACATTTCGACGGAGACTTTGACGTTCTCGCGCTGCCGCCAATTATCAGGCGAGCGGTTATGGGGGCGGGCTAGGATCATCACCTTTTCCGGCCTCTCGCCCGCTTGGCAGATTCGGTCGGCAGGAGATCGGCGCGCTGGCTGATCTCGCTGGCGACGACATGATTGTAGATCGCCGCCGAATTCGCGTCGGTCCATCGCCCGGTTTCCACAAGATCGCGGCTATCGAGCCCGCCATAACGTCGCATCCAGGTGGCGTAGGTGTGCCGGAGGACGTGATAGCCGGTGCGCTTCGGCAGCGTGATCCCGGCCTTCTTCAGCGCCGTTCCCAGCCATGTGTAGAGCCGGCCGCATTTCCGCATGCGGAACACTGTCTGTCCGGGACGATCCAGCCCTCTCGGATGATTGGCCAGCGCCACGATGATCGGGCGCGGCAGGTAGACCGGCTGCGGCTCCCCGTTCTTTGTCTCGGGCAGATAGGCGAATTGCTCCGACAATCTCAATCGGTCGCAGGAAAGCCCCGTGGTGGCCTCTGACAGGCGAAGTCCGGTGTAGCAAAGGGTGCGGACGAAGATCCCGAATTCGGCGTCTATCGAGTCCGCAGCCTTGAACAGCGCAAAGGCCTGTTCCGGCCAGAGCCATGTCACACGCCGCTTGCCGCGCCAGCCCTTCGGCCGCTTCACCTCGCGATCTATTCCCGAATGCTTCAGGACGGCAGAGACCGGGGTATGGACTTGCCGGTTGATCGTCGGCGCCGGGGCGTTCGGGTACAGCTCCGTCGCCGCGTCATCGATCGCCTGTTGCGTGACATCGGGCAGGGTGAGCGGGCCCAACACGCGCGCCAGCCCGTCCCACACGCCGGTCTCCTCGTCGTAGGAGCCGAGGAATCGAAGATCGCCGCCGGCCTTTCCGTAGCGCACGATGGCGTCAAGGAATGTCGGCTCGCTGTCTACGGCCCCGGAAAACTCACCACGTTCGATTTCGCCTTCCCAGAGCTTGAGCTTTGCGCGCGCCTTTGCCTGGACAGTAAATTTTGTGCTTCGGTCAAGGTAGATGCCGCAATGCGTCCCTCGGACATACCAGTACGGCGTCTTTCCGGGGCGGGGCGGGATGAGAGTAAGCGGCATCGTGCGGCCTCTTCCAAAAGGGCTTTAATCTGCTCGATATGCTTGGCGTAGAAAATCTTCTTGTGGCCATTTAAGGCATAGATCGCGCGCCCGCGCACCAAGTCCTGAAGCTTCCGCCGCGACACACCGACTTCCTCGGCAGCCTGTTGCATCGTCCATGCCCTAGCCATCCCGGCCCCCATCTTTGAGGGTGGAGGTCATGCGGCTTCTCCGTCATCAAAAAGCTTTGGCTGAAGGGGGGGGGGTTGGATCTTCGGAAGCTCAACAAACATATCCGGCTGCTTCAGAGCCTCGGATATGCGGCGACAGGCGATGTCGAAGTACTTGTGGTCGATTTCGATGCCGGTGAATTCGCGCCCGCTCTTTATGCATGCCACTCCGGTCGTGCCGGATCCCATGAAGGGGTCGAGGATTGTTTGCGCTCGGCCAATTGCACGGAGCGTAAACAGCATCACTGCAAGCGGCTTTTGGGTTGGATGCCCTACTCGTTCCGCGTTAGTGGCGCTGATTGAATGGCTTATCTGCCGAGCATTCTGATCAATATTGGTCCAGGCAAGCTCAACGCTTGCCATGCTCGGAGGGGCGTCCGGCTTGAACCACGAAAGCCACCCCCGCGAAGGCTTAAGACCGTAATAGTTTCCGCCCCAAACAACCTGCTTTTCGCCTAATGCCAACAAATTATGGAGATCGATTACGGCGCTGTCATCCCATGCTTCAGGCGCGTGACCTGCTCGCCGCTGCCATTTTGTTGGTTGAGCCGCAAAGCCTATTCCATAAGGCGGGTCTGTCACGACGGCGTCGAACTTGCCGAGCGTCGGCAATATCTCCCGGCAATCGCCAAGATACAGCGTCACCCCTTCCGCAAGATGTTCCACACGCCCGCTCATTTCCGGCACCCTTCTGTCATGCTGCGGATCTTCCCCATCCCCATTACTCCGCGCTATCGAGGGCTTGGCGGCCGGCGGTGTCTTGACAATCACACCATCCTCGATAGTAGGCTTCGATGAAGGTTTGCCGGACTAAGGCGTCGATGCAGGCTTCGGCGCGGGCAATGAACTTCTCTCGCACATCATCCGGCGCCGACGTGTTGAGGCGTGCAACGGAGACGACGTTCTTGATCGTCTCGACAATCTTTGCGTCAGCCATCCATTTGTCCGCAAAGCCCTCGATAGCATCAAGCGCTCGCTCGTGAGGTTCACTCCGCTTCATTTGCTGCTTCCTTTTCGAGGAGGGCTGTAAGGACTGCAAGAATGATCGCCAGGGGAGCAGTAGCCGCCTGTGACCTCCATTCGCTGCCTCGATAGCCATGTTCGACCACGGGCCAGCGTTTCGGGCCGTCTTCACCGGCAAACTTTATCTCCAACCACATGTACGGCAGCGCCCGCTCACAAAGAGCCAGAGCTGCGTCGATGGAGGAGGTGAAGTCCTCGCTGTCGTCCACGTAGGATGCGATTTCGAGCGCGTTGCTGATATCGACGGCGAGTTCGTGGTCTGGCCCCGCGGACTGTCGAACCCTCTCCCTCAGCTTCACCAGTTCATCCATTGGGTGTCTCCTGGGTGAGGGAAGCGGCTAGACGGCCGGCCGTGTAGGACCAGCGATACAGGTCGTCAGGATGTGCACCCTCGGGAACATGCGTTCGCACATGCCGGGCGCATTCTGCCTTGGCTTCGTCTAGGGCGGATTGAGCGGCTGCGATGATCTCGGATCGCGTCTTGTGAAGGGTGTAATGGCGCAGGCCAGAACCTGCCGCGTGCAGAATCGCGTCAGCCATGCGCTCTGCGGCTGACGGGACGCCGGGGACAGGCTCCTGCCAGCCCGAAGATGCAGTCGTGTTAGGCATTGGTAGACTCCTCCAGTTCGGAGAGGCGATCTTTCGCAGCGTCGTGTACGGCCAAGAGGCGCTGTTGCTCGTCTTTGCAGATGTCGATGATCTTTTGCGCGGCAGCGTTGCTGTCGACGCCGCCAAGCACATTACCGCCCTCTAGGATGGACACGACGCTGGCAAAGACGACGAGGTTCGTATGCGCGTTGCAGGCGATCCTCAGCTCTTTCTTGCGGGATTCGATCATGGGCGGACCCTCGCAATGGACTTGATCGAAACCGTCCATACATCGCGGATGTTAATCGCCGCCTTGAAGGCCTGTTTCTCGGCGTCGTTCCAGTTGCGCGCGGGAACCGTCAGCGTCACATCCCGTGTCGGGAAGTCCAGTTCGTTCGACGCGAGATAGGGGTGTCTTCCGTCAAGATGGACGACTACTTCAAACGGGTATCGTTTGCGCTGAAAGATGCTCATTCCGCATCTCCTTCCCGATCTGCGCGCTTGAGGGATTCGAGGGCCGCGCGAATAGCCGCAGTCATACCGTCATCGCTCAGGCAGACCGCGCCGGCCGTCATCCGATAGGCATATTTCGCGGCAGACAGGACGCCTGATGTAATCACTTCCGCCCGTATAGCTGCGGTGTCAGGCGGGGAAACTGACAGCTCGCCGTTTTCGCCCTTACGCCATACTTCGCACAATCCGACGAGCCTGATTGCTCCGGCGCGGGTGATGGTCTGCTCTGGCAGCATATCAATGTCGTACAGTAACGACAGAAGGCCGGGGCGCTCGTTGATAAACTTCCCGTAGCCCTTCAGGATATCCGTGACGCCATCGTCGCGCACTGGCCATTCCTGCTTCGGCTTGGCCGCTTCATAGGCGAGGATGGCGGCTTCGATGATCGTGTCGCACTCGTGCATCGCAGTGAAGGGGCCGTTAGGGTATCGGACAGAGCGACGACCGGCTTCTTTCGCAGCCTCTAGCGCCCCTTCGTCTAGTACGGGCATCATGCTTTTCTTCTCCCTTTGACTATCCCCACGATGGTCGTTGGGCTGACTCCATAGCGCGCTGCGATGGTCCTGATTGCTGCGCCACTCCGGCGTTCCGCGATAATTACGGGTAGCAGCGCATCAGGAACCTTCACGTTCGGATTATTGTCGCCGCGGCGGCGCCCACCCCATCTGTGGTGGCCCGGCCCCTGGCAGCGCCCGCGCGCGCTGCGATCCCGCATGTTGTCTAGGTGTGTACCGGCGTAGAGATGGGCGGGGTTCACGCACCAGGGGTTGTCGCAGCGGTGGCAGACGAAATAGCCGGGCGGAATTGGCCCGTTGAAGTGTTCGCACGAGAACCGATGCGCGGGGACCGATTGCCCGCCAACCTTGATCCTGCCGTACATGCGGAGCGTCAGGGTCCCCATCCAGATCCAGCAGCCGGTATTCGGCTCTGGCATCGCGAAGGCCATGAATCGATCGATGGGGCTTGGGTGCCTGCCCATGTCTCACCCTCCCCGTGCCGGCGGGAGGGGAACGCCTACGGCTTTTGCCAGAAGCTCAAGGCAGACGTTCGGATCGAATGGCCGGTCTCCCGACGCTTCCTCCCACATCGCGCTCTTGGCAGCACCCCAAGGCGTGAACCACAGTGTAAGCACTTCGCGGATGCGCGTGGCTGCCTCAATGCCGGATAGCCCGGTTTCGCCGATCAGGGCTTTTTGCAGCGCATCGAAGTTTTCCCTCCACCCAACAGAGGGCGAGGAGAGAAGGGGAGCGGCGGCATTGTCGAGCGCGGTCATCGCGTCCAAAGCTGTCGAATGGATGGCCTGCACGCCTTGCTCGGGGCATCCCGCAGAACTTGAACCGGCGGCGTCAGACGCAATTGATGCGAAAGCGTCGACAGCGGCCGTAATTGCCGCACGCGGCACCAGCACGTAATCACCGGCTGGTGGGTGACTGAGGGCGGGCGCCATTGCGTCGTCATAGCGCTGCTTGAATAGTCCGACGCGGCCTTCCATGCGCGCGAGCATCGACTGGGGATCAGCCGCAGAATCGCTGCCGCCGCCTAGCGAGGCGGTATACTCGCCGTCGCCGAATGTCCGCAGGTCAGCATCGGCGACACCGCGCGAATACCCGTCCTCTACGCCAAGCTTGTACGCCTCATCAGGATCGTCCTCCCCCACCACTGCTGTAGAGGCAAGGGCTCGCGAGATCGCTGCCTGGTTGGCGTACAGGCGTTCGGCCCAGTCGCCTTCGTGGCAGTTAAAGCCGGTCTGCGCGCCTTCGGAGACGATGGCTCTCGTTGCTTTCAGCGCCTCCTTCAATCCGGCTTCTGACTGAGGGCGGGTGTTCCATGACCGAACATGCTCTTCGTTGTCCGTCCAGATTGTTGTGATGCCTGCGAGGAAGCACACGTTCTTCTTGTCGATCGGGTGCGTGTACAGCATCCCGCCGTTCGGCTTGCGGTATCCGGAGCTTTTGACGAGCGGGCGAGCGCACAGCGGACACGTCTTCAATTCCTGGCTGCTCATGGTCAGGACACTCCTTGGGATTTGGAGATGGCGGAGCGAACGCGCTTCCAGTTTGCTTTTGCGTCTGGACGCAGCGCTGAGCTGTCCGGACCGTCTCGGAAATGCTTCGACATATAGCGGTCATGCGCCTTCAGGGCGGCCAGCATGCGCGGGGCTGCGGCGATCAAATGCCGATCTGCCGGTCGCTCTACGCCATACATCAGGCCGAAACTGTCGCCGCCGCGCACAACAACGATCGTGTCGTTGGCGGCTGTTATGCATTCCGGCCCCGACCCGTCAGAAAACCCGACGCGCCAAGGCCCCGCCGCATGCACTGCCTCTGTGGATGTCATGGGCGATCTCCTAGAACGGCATCTGGTGGGGATCTTCGTATCCGATGGCCAGTTGATGGGCCGGATAGCGGTAGGCGATCTCTTCGCCGCGATAGATTGCTACCCACGGCACATGGGCGTACTCGCCACATTCGTTGTAGGCGATGATGGCCGTGATGTTCTCCGTGCCGACAGTGAAGTTGTTGCCGGACGGGCCGCAGAACACGCTGGTGATCGGGCGCTCGTCCTCAACAATCGTCGGCACCTTCTTTGTCTCGCTCATGGGCGTCCCTTCCTTGCTCTGCGCTTCTTGTCGTAGTCACGCTTGCGCTGCTTGCGTTCGATGTATTTCTTGAGAAGAGCGTTTTTCTCATCCCGAAGGCGGAGCCATTCACGGCTTGCGCGTGTAGGCATGGCGAGGGTGGTCATGGGCGCGGCTCCTTCAGAACGCGACCAGTCTTCCGGCATGTGATCATGCCGTTCATGTGATGCTTTTGGCCGGAGGCTTTGCTGCCTGGAATGATGTGCTTTGGGCCGGTGATGCCGTAGCGACGCTTCAGAGCGTTGTTACGCTTGGCGCGGGTTGCGGCTTCGGCCTTGGTCTTAACCTTGTGCCACGCGGGAAGTGCGGGCGCGAGATTGCTTTCACGGTTCTCGCCGCCAGCCTCAAGCGGAACTATGTGCTCAAGCTCCCACTTGTCACCCTCGCCAATCTTCGTGCCTGAGATGTGGCATCGGCGGTCGTACCGTTCGAATATGCGCAGCGCGACGGCTGGCGGGCATTTCGAATCCGGCGTCTTTCCGATCCATTCCTTGACCTCACGCGGCATAAGAGTCCTCCGCATCGTCGTGGAACTTCACGCCATGCTGCGCGCCGAAGGCTGCGATCAACTCCATCAGATCGCCCATTTCGGCTTTCGACAGATCGGACGAGGAGCGGCCCAGGTTCACAAACCCGTTGCCGTCCACGTTCGGGACCATGCGTACTTCGCGCTTCAAGGCGTCGAGGAAGACCAGCTTCCAGTCATCAGGCGACAGCTTCACGCCATGCCATGTCAGTTGACGCGCCACGTCACTGACCATCGCCCAAAACCTCGCGTTTTGGGGCAGGCTGCGCTTGGTTTCCTTGAATTCGACGCGGGTGCCGTGCGGAGCGGTCATCGCCCAATTGGCGGCGCGCTGGCGGTCTGCGTCAGTGCGAATGATCACGAGGGCGCGGCTCATCAGAAGGGAATATCCTCTGAGTTGGCCGGCGCAGCCTGGCGCGAGTGATCGTCGTAGGAAGACTGTTCGCCCTGCGGCTTGTCGTCAAGGAGCGTCAGGACGCTGTTGAAGCCCTGAAGCACGACTTCGGTGCTGTACTTCTCGACGCCGGCCTGATCCGTCCATTTGCGGGTCTGAAGGGCGCCTTCGATGTAGACGCTCGATCCCTTGCGCAAATAACTTTCGGCAATCTTGCAAAGGCCCTCGTTCCAAATGACGACGCGATGCCACTCGGAGCGCTCTTTACGCTCGCCAGTGTTCTTGTCGCGCCATGTATCCGAAGTCGCGACCCGCAAGTTCACGACAGGCTTGCCGTCCTGCAATCGCCTGACTTCGGGGTCAGCCCCGAGCCGGCCGATCAGAATGACTTTGTTGACGCTTCCAGACATGTGGTTACCCCGCTCTCAGAAGTTCGCCAACGCGGTCCATGCGCTGGCCGGATGATCGGTCGTATTGGCGAAGGCGCTCGCAAACATGGGCGAGTTCGATGTTGAACTGCCGCACGGCCTCCGCGAGTTTCGCGATGTATTCCTCGTCACGCTCGACCGTCACGCGGAGCAGGGGGAGCTTCGGGCAGTAGCTCACGAAGTCCCACCATTTGCGTTCGGCAAGCCAAAGGCCGCCCTGAACCTGGGCCTTGTGTTCCGGCGGCAGATCGCCACGAAACAGGCGCTCGACCTGTATGTGCGGGAGGGCTGTCTTGATCTCCAGCCCGCCATCGTCTCCGATCAGCGAGTCCGGCGAGCATCCGGCGTTGCCGTTGCGGATGAAGCCGACTTTCAACGGCTCGCAATCGGCCATGAAGGCGTACAGGTCGCGCGCCTCGTCCTCCAGGAGCTTGCCGCGCTCCATGTGGCCGTTGCTGTACGTCTCCGCGATTTCGCCGGTAATCATCTCGCCGGCCAGCCGGTAGAGATACGCCTTGCGGGTTTTGCTGTCCCCGCCGTCCTTACCCTTGGCCATGATGGTCGAGAACTCGGACGCCGTAGGAATGCCGAGCCGGGCGGCGAACCACTCCGGAGACCCCTGTTCGCAGTTGATGATCTGCATGCCGGGCATCAGCGCTTCCTCTTGGCTTCGAGCATTGTGAGGGCTTCGTTGAAGCGGGAGGACGGCAAATCCACGACGGCTTCGATCTTGAAGAAGCGGCAGAACTTCGGAACGTCCGCACTTGTCTCGTCGAACAGCGTCTGAAGCTTCTGGCGCTGCGCATCGGAGATAACGCCGGGCGCATCTGCCGCAGCCCCGTCATCGTCTTCATCCTTGGTGCGGATGTTCAGAAGCATCGTGGCGGCGTAGCGCTTGCCATAGGAAAGCGACGACCCGACCGCCTGAACCGCGTTCTTCGACCCGGAGGAGTCGTGCGGTAGGGTGACTGCCGTTTCCTCGCTATGGCCGTCGATGTGCTGAAGAACGCCAGTAACGACGATCTTGCCGTCTGCCGCCATTCCTGAGCGGAACGACAGGACGAGCCCGTGCCGGTCGAGGATCGGCGCGATCTTCTCGTCGATGTCTTCCCACTTGGCGAACGGGGTAACCTGGTCGGGCTTGCCGTCCTTGCCGGGAATCTTGATCTTGCCGCGCTTTTCGATGATGGGCAGGTCAGGCTTCACAGCCTTGAGCGCCGCGACGTAAGCCGCCTTGGCATTCTGCGCCATGATGCGCTCGCGCATGGACAGCATACGCTCCAGCGCGTCCACATTGACGTTCGGATCGCGGGCGAGGCGCTCCACCATCGCGAGGAAGGCTTCGCCCTCACTGGCGGTTGCCGGCGGCAGCATGGCGGCTCTCGCCGTCGTGGCCTGAATGGCGATGTCGTTCACGCTGCTACTCCCTTCGTGAGTTCAGCCGCATTCCTGTAAATCTGAGCGCGTGTGCGCTTGTATGAGAGCGTCTCCGCGAGCAGGGCGCCGTAGATCACGCTGTCGCCGGGATCGGCCCGGTGCATGTCGCGCAGCGTGTCGATAAGGCCCGCTTGCCCCTGCTTCTGGACGATGATCCAGATGAACCGCTGTTCGGCGCGGATTGTTGAACGCCCGAGCGCCGCGAGGTATGATGCAAGCCAATCCCGGCTGTAGTGACGGCGGGCATAGAGCTTGGCGCGCGTGACGTTCGGCTTTTCATGTGAAACACGCTCGGGGACCAGAAAATACCGCGTCATGACATCACCGCGTCGGCTAGGAGTTCTTCGAACCACGAGTGGCGCTTGGCCGACCTCATGATCCAGCGCTCGACGCCCTTCAGCCGCTTCATCGTGAAGGGCCGGTAGATGCGCCAGTTGCGTCCGGACAGCGCGACCGCGACTTCGCTATCCCCGAGGGTTAGGTCGATGTATTCCATCACCCGTTCTCCTTGGTGCGGGAGAGAGCGGCGCGGAGGTTTTCGAACGCCTCGCTGTCCGTCCGCACTGCGTCGGCGTAGACGAAATTGCCGCCGCCGGACCCGCTGTCGTATCCGACATGAACGGTCACGGTTTCCGCGGCCATGATGGCGTTCGCAGCCTTCACTAGAGCGGAGCAGCGCTTGCTTGCCTGAAACCAACCTTCAACGAATTCGCGTGCGCACAGCATCTTCACGCGGCGCTCGGTTTCATCCTTGTAGGACCAGCCGCGAAGCTCTTTGCCATCCAGCGTCAACGTGATTTCGTCGCGGTCGTTATCAACCACGCGTGGGATCACCCCACCGTCTCGTGTATCGGTCATGGGCGCTCTCCGGTGGCTGACTTGATGGCGGCTTCGAGCGCGCCAAGAACGTTGCCGGGCCGTATGGACTCGCCCTGAGCCTTCAGCGTCACCAGAGCGCGCTTTGCCGCTTTGAGAAGATCAGGAGCAGCGGCTATCAGACGGGCGTTGGCGCGGCCCTCGGGGATTTGATCGTTGAACGAGGCGATAATGATCTCGTCATCGGCGTAGATGTCCGCATAGCGTTCCGGCCCGTCCGGCGGAATGATCCCTGCGTCCCACTCCCACGGCCCCGGCGTATGCGCACCCGCATTCCCGTCAGTACGGATAGAGGAGGTCATGCTAGGCCTCCTGCTTGGATGCGAGTTCAATGGCGCGGTCGAACGCTGCCATTACATCGGCATGCGTAGTGCCGGGGGCATCGTTCCACGATGAGATTGGGCGGGAGCCAAGGGCCGCCCCGCTGCGAAAGGCGGTAACGACCGGACCCGCAAGGATGTAATCCGCCTTCTGTGCGCGGGCGATTGCCCCAAGCGCGCAAAAGCGGCGGGCCTCTCGATGAGTAGGGAGAACCATCGCGCCGGCGGCGTTAGCGGCTGCGAACCGCTTGCTCCACTTCTCCGGCGCATCGATCAGCGCCTTAGCCTTGCGGAGAATTTCGACCGTCTCGGATGCCATCTTCCCGACCTCCTCGCCTCCGCCGAATGCGGTGGGCTATGGAGATCAGTAATGGGCCAAAACCCATCCGAAGTAAAGGGCCAAAGCCCATCGATGGGCAAAAAAATATATCCGTGTGGCGGGATGCCGCACGACTCTTGGGGATTAGATGGGCCTAAAAGTGCCTATAACCAGGCGGATAACCTCGATCGTCTCGCCCGAATCCCCGTCGTCCTTTTGTTTGGGGATAATCAGGGGAGGGGCATCCGAATATTTCGGGTCGGTCGATCTCGGCCACAGCTCATAGCTCTCGGCCTGAACGACTATTTGCTTGCAGGTGATTTCTCGGAGATCCCCGCGCCGGCGCTCCACGATCACGATATCGTCAGACGTGAGAGCCGCGCGCACCATCCAATAGGGCACACAAATGGCGTAGTCGCCGTCCTCAATCTTGAGGAGGTTGACGGAATTACCGACGATGCGCCAAGCGTCCTGCTCAACGCCAGGGTAACGTCCTGGCACAGTTGGTATCTCTGGGTATTTGTTTTCGTCCCAATGGTCAGAGTCCGCCTCTAGCCACACCCCTGCAGCTGCTTCTCCGGTGACTTGCGCCTTCCCGGATACGCGGACCGGATTTCGGACCGTAGAATGGGGCTCTTCCATCAACTGTGCAACTGTCATGCGTAAGACGGCAAGAATGCGGCCAAGGGTATCGAGGCCAGGGTCACGCCCGCGCTTGATGATGTCGCGTACCGTGGAATCAGACAGCCCGGCTTGCAGCGACACCGCTTTCATATCGGTGCCCTGCCTCTCTATTTCCTCCGCAAGACGTTCTCGCCACTGGCCTTGTCGCATCGTGACGGGACCTTGCCCGTTCTGTTGATGAATGCAAATGTGATAATGCCCATTATGGTTATTGACCGATGGGCTTTGGCCCTTTATAACAGAGGGCATGTTAGACGCACCCACGCTCCTTTCGCAGATTGAATCCTTTCTCTCGGAGACGGGCATTCAACCCTCCACCCTCGGGCGCCAGGCCGTAAACGACGGCAAGCTCATCGAGCGGCTGAGAGATGGCGGCACGGTAACGCTGGAAACAGCGACCCGCATCGTTGAGTGGATGGATGCTAACCGCGACATCAAAGGCCGTGGCCCGCGTAAAGACGCGGAGGCCGCATGACGCCCCTCGATCTCATCCTCATCACTCTATCCGGCGCTTCCTTCATGGGCGGCGGGTTCATCCTCACAAGGGGGAGATAGCAGATGCAGACCGGAACAAAGATTCTCGTCGGGATAGAGCAGGGCGGGCGTGAAGTCGCTGAAGCTCTCCAGATCGTCCAGACCACTTTCATCGGTCTGACCATCGCGTTCGTCGCGATTGGGCTGTTCTCCCTCTGGTGCCTGATGCGCAATGACGCGAAGCGCCGGAAAGCCGACCGCGAGGCCATCCGCGTCCGCACATTCATGAAAATCGATGGCGTCGATACGGCTTTCGACATGAAGGAGGCGGCGTGATGCGCAGGACTTCTCTCTACATCCTCATCGGAGCTTCCCTGCTCGCAGGCGGCGCATTTGGCTCGGAAGGCCACACCATTCAACGCGATTGGTTCGATTATGCGCTGATGGCTGTCGGCATGCTCCTCGTAGGCATCAACTGCGCCAGAGCCGACCACGCCTTGGAAGAAACCGACCGGCAGCGCTCGCGGGCTGAAAAAGTCGCCTCTTGGCGCAACGGCTGAAATACGCATAGCGGGCCACTCGTAACAACAAGTATTCAGGCCCGCTCGCAAGACAACTGAAACAGACGGTGCTGAGACCGTCAAGAGTCAATACGACGCACAAGCTCCAGCGGTGGAGAGGCGTCAAACCATTTGAGGCTGGGTCATGCAGAAGAATTCTGCCGTCCAATCCGTATCTTTACTCCCGGCGTCCAACACCTCCCAACCCTCCGCCGGGCAACTGACCGGGCGTTCGTCTCCCCCAGATGAACGTCCGGTCACATTCTCCGTTGGGCCCGGTTGGGCGAGAGACCAGGTGGCGGAACTTCAGCGCTGCATATCTGCGGGCCTTACGTCCGGAGAGACCGCCCTGCGCATGGGCAAGTCCCGAAATGCCGTCATCGGGAAAGCGCACAGGCTGGGCCTGCATTTCTTCGGCGGCGGCCTTCAGATCGTGCAAGTCAACACTCGGATCGCGGAGCGCCGGATCAAGGACAGTCTCGAGCGCTCTGAGCGCCGCGAAGCCATCCTCAGGCTGAATGCCGAGGGAAAGTCGCGTGCGGACATCGCCGCGGAAGTCGGCACCACTCCTACCGCTGTGAAGTGGGTAATTTTGAGAGCAAGATGGGGCGGGGACACTCGCGCACAGACAACGCCACGCAAGCGCTTGGTCCGCCCCGTGCTGGATATCAACTGCGGCCAGCCCGTCACCTTCATGGACGCGATAAACGGCAAGCTGTGCCGCTGGTTCCGCCCCGGCGAGAGCGGGGCTTTCGGGCTGGTCTGCGGATGCAAGCCCTTCATGGGCCAATCCTACTGTCGCGATCATAAAATCATCGCCTGCACGCCCGCTCGCCGAGAGGATCTTGCTCGCCTGATGGACAAGGCCGAACGGAGCGCTTCGCTGTGACGACGATCGTCCTCTCACGTCCTCCGCTCAGCCTCTACCAGCTTTACGGCCGCAACCGCACCGGGCGGCAGTACAAGACGCGGATGTACGTCAACTGGCTAAAGCAGTCCCAAGCTGAGATCCTGCTTCAGAAGTCGCCGAAGCACACTGAATGCGTCGATATCCTGATCCGCATTCCTCGCGCTGGAGTCCGTGCCTCGTCCGACGCTTCCAACCGCATTAAGGCGGCAGAGGATTTGCTCGTCAGCATGCAGGTCATCCCCGACGACCGGATGAAATACGTCAATTCCTCGAAAGCGGAATTCGCGGACGACATCGACCGGACCGAGATCATCATTACGGCGGTCGAGAGGGAAGCGGTATGAGCAAGCAAGCCGCTTGGGTAAAACCGGAACTGCCTACCGGGCGCGTTGATCGCTCGGCGGGGCGCGCCCATCGTTGTGTCATGACAGACGACTTCGTATCCATTGGCGATCACGCCGCCGAACTTCTCCGTAAACTGAGGGAGAAGTTGAATGGCCGCTAACATCCTCAATCTTCATCAGGCGCCGTCTGCGATCGAGGCGGAGCAGGGGCTTCTTGGGGCGTGCATCCTAGACGCGCAGGCGTTTGACGTCGCCTCGAGCCTTCTGGATGACGACGACTTCTCCGAAGACGCGCATCGGCTAATCTGGGAAGCCCTTAAAAGCAACCGCGGCAACGGGCGCGTTGCGAACTTCAAGCTGGTGACCGCGGCCCTGGGTTCCGCAGGACATCAGGTTTTGTTCGACAACATGACCGTCAACCAATACGTCGCACGCCTAGCTTCAGAGGCGGCCACGATCTCGGAAGCCCCGCACTTCGCTCGAGCAATCAAGGACGTTGCCGATGTACGGCGGCTGATAGCTGTTGCCGGCGACATTCAGGTCATGTGCCGGGATGGTCTTATCGCGGATGCGGAAAGCATCGCGTCGGAGGCCATCGTTGCTCTCGATCGGATTATGCAGTCGCATGCCAAATCCTCGACGCCTCGTGTGTCGATCGGTGTGGCAGCCGAACGGGCCCTGGAGCAGGCCAGAGAACACAAGGGGAAGGTCCGCGGCATCAGCTGGGGCCTCGAGAGTCTGGACAGGCTCACACTCGGGCTTAGGCCCTCGCATCTGTACGTCATCGGCGGGCGCCCGGGCATGGGGAAGACCATGCTGGCCCTGTCAGCGGCGCTTGCGGTTGCCCGGACGGGGAAGGGCGCCCTGTTCGTCTCTCTCGAGATGAGCGAGACCGAACTCGCGGAACGCGCCCTGTCGTCCGAAATGGAGCGTGCCGGGGCGCAGGTCTCCTATCAGAAGCTTGCGGCAATGGACGTGCCCGACGCGGCGATGCCCGCACTCGAGCGCGCTTATGAGCGTATCCGGGAAATGCCGTTCGAAATCGAACAGCAGCCGGGCGTCACCCTTGGCCAGATCCGCGCTCGAGCGCGACAGGTCAAGCATCTCATGGAGCGTAAAGGCATCAAGCTCGGCGCCATCTTCGTAGACCACATAGGCCTGATCCGCGGCGAAGGGCGAAAGTCACGCTACGACGACACGACGGATATTTCCAACGGCCTGAAAACCATGGCCAAGGAATTCGGCACCCCTGTTGTCGCGCTTGCACAGCTCAACA